TCTTCCATATCGTCGAAATCGCAGACAGCCCTTACCCACGTATCTGGCAAGGATGAGAAGCTGGCGCCCTCAGGCTGTGACGGATCGGTAGTCTCCAGGACTTTATAGCTCTTATCCCTAACCCCTATATTCCCGTCCCATGACGTGAGAACCTCCAGCTTCACCTTACCGGCCGGTGTCTTATAACATTCTACAGTTACCTCAATATCCCGATCCTCCATATCCGTGAAGTCACAAACAACCTCAACCCAGTCATCACTTATGCTGGTAATGAACTTACCTACCGGGTTCTCAGGATCGGTACTTTGCTTGACGCGATACCATTCCTTTCTGGTACCCATCTCATAATCAAATATCTTATATCCCTCTATCTGTACTCTCCCGGTACCGGTATCAAAGCATTTAAGAACCGGTATTATCTCCCTTTGAGTCATATCAGGGAAATCACATACTATACGATTCCATGTGTCAGGGATAGCGTCATACTCCGTACCGATAGGATTACTATCGTCTGTCGTATTCACTACCTCGTAATGGGATACCTCGGGATTCAGGCGGGGGTCAACTGACTCTACGCCCTCGATCTGGACCTTACCGCCTTCCGTGGCATAACATTTACTTACGAATATCAACTCCCGATCGGTCATCTCGGCTATACTACAATCTATAGCCACCCATTCGGCAGGAACCTTATCTAATTCCGTACCGATAGGAGTATCGACATCCGAGGAGTTGACGATAAATATCTTCTCGGCCAGTATCTCCCCCTTATTATTCATATAGGTATGGATACGAGCCTCTACCTGACCACCCGGCGTGCGATAACATTGGTTGACGATCGACACACGGGCGTCCTTGATGTTAATGAACTGATAGTCCTTTTTAGGAACCTCGCTTACAAGTCTCTTTACTCCTTTATCATCGAAGTACACGTAACACCCGTCATTCCTCATCATGACCGGATACGTCTTTCCGTCTATAACAACACCTGAGAAGTCATCTGGCGGAACGGAGAAACCCATGCTACCAAATATGGAAGCAAGTCTCTTTAGATACTCATTAATAGCTGACATATTACAACATTTTAATTCTTATGCTTCAAAGGTAATAAAAAAAGGGGAAAGAATTGAATCTCTCCCCTTTAGGAAATATATGAACGCAAAAAAGGTTCTTTATTTCGGCTCAGTTACGATGGCCGGGCCAAGACCAGCGGCCGCCCCGATCATATTAATCATCTCCTGAACTCCCTCATGAGCGCCATAGCGTACACGTAAGATCAAATTAACCGGATCGTCGGCGATAACCTTTCCGAATCCTTGAGAGTACCTATGAGGATTAATCGTGATCTGGAAGTCCACGTATTGGGCTGTTTGCTCAACACGGCTGTATTCATTCATGAACGTCCGTCCCATGAAATCCTGATGTTTCGGGAAACCGTTGAAATGAGCATAGCCCTTCAACTCGTCATCCATCATATTACCGCCGACATGAGTACGTGGCGCTTTGCTGGACAGTCTCTCGAAATGAAGTTGATCCCACCAGATAGGAGACCCCTCGTCAAGAGAATCAGGATAACCTCCGCTAGCGCCAACGATCTCAACGCTATCCTCTACATAAGTCATTTTATCCATCAAGCACTCTGACGGAGATAATAACATTTCCTTACCACGGAAACGGATACCGCACTTGCAGTTAGTGCCAAGTTCCTGAGCCGACTCCAATTTCTTCCACATACGGTTGCGGTAGGACGCCGGAGCCTTGCTGGTGAAGAATCCCTCGAACACCTTGTCGCACTCATCACACAACATGTTAGTATATACCGTTGTCTGGAAGCTATGCTGGCAAGCCGCAGGAGTACCGTAGTCAGTGATCTCCAGTTCCGGGAAAGCCTGTTTGATTTCCTCCAAAGCACTGTTCCCGCACTCATCATCCGGGATCGTGATATAATACTTCTCGGTGGATACCTTGCAAGAACCACAAGCTGACCAAGAAGCGGTACGAACCGTAGGATTCTCACACATGTCGGATGTCTTAGCCACATAGTAGATGATAGCCGTAGGATTGGCCTCCACGAAAGTAGAGATCTCCTCATCCGTCAATTTCTTGGAAGTAGCGGCAATATACAAACCTGATCCCTTGATCTGACTCATCTTATTAACCGTATCGGATACAACGTTAGGCAATGACTCCACCGTAGTAGACATATCAACACCATCATCCTCCAAGGAAATAGAATACAGATAGCCACCCTTAACCTCGGTATAGTTAGGAGGACAATCCGTACATCCTTTCATGATAGAAATAAGACGTTGAGTATAGTCAGCCGGTTTAGCGCCTTTCTTCATCACCTTATAACGTGACATGCTACCCTCGATAGTCTCACGTACGATCTTCAACCCCGGATATTGGGCGCGAACCTCAGCCAAGGCCAGATCATCACCAGTATCGCATACCTCCATACAATAGAAGTTGACATCTTCCGTCTCAGGCTCCGTAGCCTCATTGGTGCATCTTGTAACAGGAGTAATATCGATATAATCAGATACCTTTCCACCACCAGCAATAGGTTGATTCTTCATCCGCTCAATACACTTCAATACGGCGGGCAACAAATCAACCTCCTCGCAAGGATCGCACTCCTCGCATTGATTTGGCGTATTATCACAATCATCCAAAAGGATAGCGTCATTGATCTCAACACGACCCTCCTCATAGCCAAGAAGCTCGAAAGCCCTGCCGGCGAGAATCAAGCGGATAGCGATACGGTCGCCCTTGGATACGGAGAAAGCCGTGTCATCAGACACACCGTTGTATCCTAAGATAACATCATCGACATAAGCATGATCTTTCTTCGGCCAAGAAGCGTAAATCTCGGTGATCTCATTCAACGAGAACAAAGGCGTGGAAAAATCCTTATCATAGATAGAGCGGGAAGCCGCTTGTTCATTACGACCGATACGGATCTCATAACGCTTGTCGTTACGAGGCTTACCGGTAAAATCAATCACGGCCTTACAACCGTTCTCGGAAGTATCTTTAGTATCGTAAATACCGATCTGTCCTTCCTTCAAGAAGATGGAATCAACATCCACCATCTTAGCGTGTGGGGATACGAAAAGTACCCGGTCTTGCGGTCTGTGCAACATATTATCAATATTTTAATTTAAAAATCATTTACCTAACGCAAACATAATAATAAACGAGTTCACGACAATAAAACACAATCACGAGTGTATAGGCATATAAATAAATTACATTTTTTGTAAAAACATTATTTAAGCCACTTTTTCTTATACATCTTCCTCATCATATCAATAAGTTCATCGAAACTTTTTATATAACCCATATCTATAGCCCATATAAGATTGCCTTGTGTTTGCTCCAATTCCTTCAGCTCAGCTTCCGTGGCCTTATTCCTGATCATACTTTCATGGATATTAAAAACAATATAATTAAGTCCCTTGGCGATCTTAACATAATCTACATCCTTAAATCTAGAAGCTGCTCTAGACAAAGCATTATACCTATCGCCAGCCTCTATTCGATTAAGAATAAGCTTATCGGTTAACCACGTAACAACCTCGGCATACAACATAGGATTCAATTCCATAGCTACAAGAACCCATATATAAGGATTACACATAGTTCTCCTGTTCTCGCCCCTACCAACAGTCTTATAAGCGCCAAACTTTTTCATTACTTTTATAAGAGACTCTTTTTCAACCATTTCCATAAAAACAGGAAATCCTGTTTCTATCATATATCCTTGTTTTTCAAGAATATAGTATATTCGCTCAGCACTTTCCTTGTTAGAAAGGATATTCTCTATCCTCTTATCATTCCATCCTTCCTGAATCCTTTTCCTGGTATAGGCTTCCTGTAAATCAGTCAACGACATGAAAGACGTTTTAGTGTCTTGCTTGATAGTAACACCAAAAAGATCCCTATCCTTGGAGATCATAACAACATTAGTTTTCATATTACATATATTTAATTGTTTAATACGATGCAAATATATAAATAAAAGTTTTACCGTAAATATATATACATAAAAAATATATCAATATAAAATCATTATATTAAATATTTTGTAAAACGCAAAGATCGTGCTTACTATTTCTGGAGTCGGAGAAATCTCCGATTCCAGAAAATATGCATATGATGATAAAAAAAATAAGCCTACCCATTTCTAGGCAGGCTTATCAATCAAAACTAACGTTGTTTATTTAAAGGAAGCCACATTATCCTTATCCATTCTATATCTATACAATTCATTCTCATTAAGGTTGAATTGTTTAGCGACCATGTCCAGAATCTCCTCCACTAAAGGATCGGGCAGCTCCGGGTCGATGTCCGTAGATTGGATACCGGCGGCGTTGATATACCCCGACAGGTCCACCCTGACAGGACGGCGGTAGTACGTCATTTTAACCTCCTCGGTACGGAAGCCTGACTCGTAGACCACGACCTTCCCGTTCCCTATGGAGTAGAATGTCTCCCGATAGTCGTAAGAAGGGCGGTTATTATCATCCCCAAGAAGCTCATGGATATTCTCGTTCTTAGCCTCCCACATAACGAAATCAGCGGCCTCACACCCTTTGTATGAGAAAACGCCTTTTATGTTAGAAAACCATAGATAGTCGTCAGGTAAGTTAAAGGACGTAGACTCAGGGTCATCCATCCTACCCGCATTATCCAATGACATCCAATAAACAAGAAGGTTTTGGATGGAGCGTATAGTCTCGTCATCCTTCCTATTTAGATAGTACTTAACTAACCGGTCTTGGGCCTCGTTGAACAACAGCACGAACCTTCCCGAATCCAGCTTAATCCCGCCATTGGCCAGATTCTGCTCGTTCTTCTGCAAAGACCTTAGATACGCTTCTTGGATTGTCATCGTCATTCCTCCTTAACCTTATCACCTTCCTCTACGTCATCCTTCTTCTTAATATCCTTAACCTTCTTGGTCTTGGACTTATCATCGATATTAGACATAGATATGATCTCCTCATACTCATCCAATACATTAGCCTTTATGTTAATAAAGTCTTTCTTGGTAGCCAAGAACTCAGCGGATGTCCGAACGTCAGGTCCTATGATCTGGCCATTATATTGTAATCCGGATGGAGTCATATTGATACGACCATTTCGTTGAAGGACGTTTACGATACGGTAAAACTCAAGAACTTCCTTGAAATCACCTTCCAATGACCGATCCCAGATATCAAGCAGATAATCAACATTGGTCTTCTTCTCATTCATCCAGTTTGATAGAGATCCTGTATAATACTCATCCTCCGTGAAATCCGGGCGAGTTACGATACCGATGTAAAGAAGAAGATCGATGACAGCCTGACGATCGTCGCCGCCTTTCTTAAGGGCGCTGATAAACTTATAGCTGATGTTCATCTTATTGATCTCACGCTGCTGAACGAAATCCTTCATATTGTCTTTCTCCACGAAACAGAACATGGAGTTCATGAAGACAGGATCGCCATCCATTTCCTGAGGAGTCAACATGCCGGAAAATACAGCCAGATATAAATAAAATAGATCTACGGTATTAGCCGTATTATAAACCTTACCCATGAAGATCTTATCCTTAGCGTCATCCCAAAATTCTAAATTGGTTTGAGATAGATCCATCTGCGACATTTCCTCGAAAGGCTTCATGATATTATCTACCCGCTGTTTGACGAGCCTGTCGATCTCATTCTTGTCAAGACCATTATAGCATCTTGATCTTGGATAAAAACCGGTGTTATAGGCCTTGGAGAAATCATCCCAAGGGCAACATACGTGAGTAGCGTTCTCCGGGAACGGAGCTTTAGCTATATTAGCGTCTTGAAAGGCCTGAGGAGCACTTCCATCGTGTTTGCCTACAACCTCATATAAGGTATCTGACATGATATTAAAACCGTTTACCTCGGCCAATACCTTCCTTGATTTTAAAATTTCTTTCATTTCCTTTTTGCGTTACTTTAAAAAAGAGGAGAGGAATATCCTCCCCTCTAAAAACCAAATTACATATATGAAAAAACTTATCCGAAGTAGTTCGGTTGAAGCTCGATAATCAAGAACTTACTATTATCCATAACCCATGCTGCGGAAGCAGAGTGGCACCAGAATTGCTCTTTCATGCCCGGCAAGGATGATACGATCTCATTACCGTTGGCTTTGTGTGCCCAACGACCGTATTCATAACCCCACCACATACTTACACCTTCTGGTTTGATATAGAATACGTTGTTGTTCATATTACCTAACTTAGCGTTAGCCGTATTAGGAATAGCGGAATACGCGTTAGTCGATCCAGCGTCAGTGATATTCTCGATAATACAAGAATAAGAGGATCTAGGATACATGCCATTCACCAACTCGCTACGATCTGTCATGTCGGCGTAATCCAAAGAAGGATCATGCTCGAACTCAACATTACCGATGCCCGGGATGAAAGCTCCCTTAACCTGAACAGGACCTAAGATCATGGCGTCGTTAGTACCGGAAATAGGATTAGAAGGCAACATCCTATCGCTTCCCATACCCCAGCTTAAGTTCTGCAAGGTAGTGAAGAACGATTCCCTGATCAACTTCTCTAAGTTAATCATAGCCATAGCTCCTACCTTGAACTTAATCTTACGTTCCGTAATAGGAAGATCCTGACGTCCACGGAAAATATAAGCTGCGGCAGCCATAAGCGTATCCTTAGTAATACCCATCGGGCGGCTATAGTAGATAGTGTAACCACGGCGAAGCTGACGATAGATACCTTCATTCAAATGGATAGGACCATTTTGATCCATGATAATACCACCTTCTTGCCACATCAACTGTCTAGCTTCCAGCTTAACCAACTCAGCCATACAGAACACCTCCAACGTAGAGGCTACTTTAGCTGTACGCAAATCAAGTCTACCATTAACAGTCTTACCGATAATAGCCAGATCAGGAATATTACCCTCATACTCACTTCTCATGGCATTCATACGACGAAGAGCGGTCTCCACAAACTCTGAAGTGCTGTTCTGGGCGGCCTGCATGGACTTCATACCAGCATACATAGTTGTCTCTCCTTCAACACCACGGTGGTTTCCTAAACGGAACTCACAGGTCATGGAACCGGCCTTGTCAGCTCCAGATACCTTAGAGAACTGAGTGCTGTACTCACCAAGAGCATGACCGATCTTCCAATAACGGATACCAGGACGTAATTTCTCTTTAGGGAAGTATTTAGCCTTACCACCGATAACACGACACCAATAACGTGTCAAGTCACCTTCTGTCTTAGACGGGATCTCACCTGAGATAAGGATATTACAGCCGTTAGCGGCGTCATAGGTGATGACATCATAAGCCGTAAACTCAGAGGTATTCAAAACGATATCAAACAAACTACCGTCAATACCCGGTTTTAGATGATGACCTGAAGTATCCTCAGCCGTAACGACAGCGAATGTCTTTGTAACAGGTAAATCATAACGGAAAGAAGCTCCAATACCGTTAACGGAGATCGTAGCGCCGTTATTAATCATACCCATATACATCGGAACGGGGTAATTAGCGATATTAGAGAACAGATTCAACAGACCCAAATGATTCTTATCAGGATCCTCATAATACCAGCTCGCCAATGAGCCTAAGTTATGCTCTACAAGCGAAGTCTTATAGTTCTTGGCATCGGTAAAGGCAATAACGTTATCGCCATTCACGGTAGCCGGGAAACTTTTTGTAAGAAACGGATTCATTTTCAATATATTTAAACGTTATACACTCTTTGATCCACTCAGATCAAGGAAGTTAGCCTCTATAGTATCATTATCGATATTATTTTTATTCTGCTTTCCTCCCTTATTGCCAGAAAGAAGAGTGATGGTCTTCTTATTGACCTCCATCTTAACCTTGTTAGTTTTCTGTTTAAGGAACTCGTCCTTATTCATCAAGAACAAGGCCAGATCAGCGGCCATGTCCGGATTCTTGATAGCCTCCGAATAAGCTTTATCTATAGCCGTATGACCTTGATTGTCTATCGGCTTGGTAACGAAATCGACAGCCTTACCTATCATCGTGTCAGTCAACTGGAATCCTGAGCTTATAGACGTCTTAAGACCTTTCTTATAGATCTTCATCTGCTCAATCAACTCCTGTTTCCTTTTCTCGGATTTTTTCTTCTCCTCCTCGATAAGGTTATCCATCTCCTTTTTCAGGATATCATGGAACTTATTGGCCTTAGACTCGATAAACTCATCGCCTTTACCAATCATCATTTCCATATTATCCTTTATCTCATCTTCCGGCATACCCAACATCTTATAATAATGCTGGATAACCGCAAGCTGATCATTTTTATTACTCATATCAAGGTTATCCAACGGAGCCTGAATACTCTGATATTGGCTTAATAGTTGACCAACGTTACCACCGGCCTTATCCACCTCTATCATCTTCTTCATGAAATCAGACATCGACCCGGTATCAACCTTATCCTTTAACAACTCATCAGCCTTATCCTTGATCAATCCCTCCACTATATCGAGTAAATCATCCTCTTTAGTGATAGTAGAAAGATCGACCGGTTTATCATCTACCATAATATCAAGGTTGTCAATACTATCGATAATACCTCTAGCGGCCATCTTCTCCAAGAAAGATTTTCCGTTAAACACTGATACCACGTTATTATTATCAGTACCGCCTTCGCCAAGGGAATCAGGGTCTGGGGTTGCAGCATCGCCGCCCTTATCCCCGCCACCGTCAGCCGCTCCGCCGTCGGCAGGCTCTTCCTTGGTATCACCTATAGGATTACCATCCTTATCATATTTACCCTCGATATTATTCTTATCGCCATCACCGTCACCACGGTAAAAAAGTTCCTCGACACTCATGGTCTTAAAACCTTTAGCGAAATCACCCATGTCATTCATACAATTTCCTTTTTTGCTTTTTACAAAAGTATTATTAATCCAATTACCAATTAAATCAAGCCCATTATAGTATATGACAGAATTTTACGCCAAAATGATTACAGATTTTGTAAAAATATTTACAAAACTTGTAATCAATTCTTGTTTATTATTGACGTAAACCTATCTGTATCAGAACGTTTGTTCCTAGCATCTATCTCCTTTTCCTTTAATTCCAACTTCCTTTTCTCTATCTCCTCACGAGATCTTCGCTCAGCCTCGGCATTAGCCTGTCTGGTTCTCATATCCTCCTCACGGATATCCAGATCCCTTTCCTTCAAGGCTCGATCCGCTATAGCTTCCACATAATCCATACCCTCTTCGTTATCTTGTGTCCTAGCCGCTTGACCGGCGGCCATTATGCTCTTACCCCGTAAATCGAAGTTACCCTTGATATAAGCCAGCTCCTTCTCCTTCTCATGCTCGTCATTACGGGCCTGTTGATCGGCCTCGGCTTTTTGCTGTACAAGTCGTTGTTGATTCTGGTACTCCTCCTGTCTTACACGATCTGCGTAAGATCTAGCATCCCTTCCGATCTGATTCATCTCAGCCGTCGAGTTGGCATTCATCATTCTAGTGATATCAAGTAAGTCATTGCCCAAAGTATTCGTCTGTAATATATATTGCTTCAAATTCTCCAATTCCAGACGTTTCTTGGAATTAGATACAGCCATAACATTAAGATGACGTAACGACAAGCTATTATCCGTAAGACTGACGTAAGCCAAGGACAGATCGCTGTTCCTGTACATCACGGTCCAATCGTATCCTTCCTTCTGGCATACTTGAGCCACGGCTAGATGAATATCCAATGTCCGTTTCTTGAAGTCATCGAAATCATTAAAGTAAGTCTGGGTCTGTAGCATAGTAGCGTTAACTCCCTGTTTTACGCCCGTAGAACTCTCGTATCTAGTTGACTGACCCATCGCTTGCTCGGATATACCTATCATCCTATAAGCCATCATATAGGCGTAAGACGCCATTTCCATACGGGATCTTATCTGATCCGTATTAGTAAGATCATATACACCGAACTGATTATATATGCTGCTCATCTGCGGATTCTGGTAAGGATTGTTTGTGTCATTACCACCTACACCCATAAATGAGACGGACTTAACGATCTGCATAAAAGTAGCCAAAGCTCCCTTCTTGTCCATCATATCCTTATATTCCGTAGGCAGGAATCCTAAGTCGCCTAAGAAGAACTTACCGATCTCCTTCTCGGCGTTATTGTATAGCTGGTTCATAGCAAGGTTATACATCATCTGGAACGGCTGTATGCGATCAGCGAGACTAGCCCCTATAAATCCCGAAACCGGAATGACATAATCATACAGACTGCTGTCACCATGTATCTGATGAGGTATTGGATCCCCACCAATATATATAGGCTTATCCATTAAATTACCTCCGGTGATCTTAACTCCAAACCTAACCTCAGGCACATACTCCAAGATATAGGTGTTCACCTCAGGATCACTGACGGCTTCTGCCATGACCCTCTTCACTTTCTTTATACCATTCTTCTCCAAGAACTCCGGGAGAAGCTCATCTGTCACAAGCTCCTGATCCACCATTCCGGTCTCCGTCATGTAAGTTATTAAGAATATCGGTTTCATGGACACCCAATATCCTTCCATGACTCTAAAAAGACGGGAATCTATCTCATATCTCTTTCCATTGGACATGTCAGAGTTAAAATAGCCAAAGGGATGGAAGCGGGGCAAGAAGCGGGGCTGGGTGTGTTCCTCTCCGTCCGGCCCGAAGGTATGGTACTCTCCCATAGGAACACCATAGTAATCCTCAGCGGCGACTATAGATTCATAGTCATGGTATCCCTTCCATGGGACAACCTCATTCTCGTACATACCGGTAATAGACGGCTTCTTTTTCTTCCAATCATACCTAGTACCGTCATTGGATACCCATCCCTCGTAATCATCATCACCGCCCATAATCCGGCGTTTATCCTTGGCCGTCATCTTATGGCCGTATTTTGATATCAACTCAACACCCTCGTAATAATGAATACGGCCTACATAAGATCCATATTGCGGATATTTTACATCAGGATGGAAAACCTCCATCGGACTCCACACCTCCGGTCGATAGTAATCAAAACCGACGAAATGATTACGAAACATCTTTCCGCTAAGAAGACGATCCCGGAAATTCTCCCTGTCAAGCTCATCCATATAAAACCTGCTACGATCAGCCTCGATCGTATGATCTCCCCATACAGCCGCCTGCGTCTTCCATCTGGTGCTCATGAACCTCTGGATATCATCTGGTGTCATAGACACCTTGGCTTGTTGAATTTGCTCTGCGTAAGCCTGACGTTCCTCCTCGGAATTAAACTCATTGTATGTAGGATCAAGCCCGGCCTCAACAAGACGTTGGTTGACTATAATATCCCACTGTTCTTGGATATGGCGGTGAAGTAAGTTGGACATCGTATCCTCGTACTCGCTTATAGCCAGATCCCCTACCTCGTTAACAGTATATTTATCCTGTAGGTTCGTCAACCATCCCTCAAAGGCGTTTACAATACCACCTATGATATCATAATGCTTCAAGAAAGAGGGTATCCTTATATCACTCCTTAACTTCTGTACGTTCCTTAACTGTGGGATAACATCCGCCATCTCCATAAAAGATAACTTACCATCCGCCATCAGATAATAGTCACGGTACATCTGGTTATGATCATACTGTTTCAATCCTATCGTCTCAAGAGCGTCCATACAATCCTCCTTCCATTTCCTGTTCTTTTTCTTCGTGGAAATAGCCTGAGGAGGTAATCCTAATAACGCTCCTTTTGCTGGAAACGAATGATCTCTATTAAACACTTCCATGATTATTCAATTTTATTTACAACAAAGATAGGCGTTTAATTGACATTCATTTACCTAAAAGCTCCTATAGATACCGATCCAAAAGCAGAGGCATATACCTCATGGTGTTTATAAGCGTCTTCCTTACGGGCGTTATTCATCTCCTCGATCTTCGATTTAGGCATGTAGTTGTTATCGTCAAAATATCTAGCGAGAACCAACGCATGTCCGAACGCTATTATCCTATCGACGTTCAATCCGGGCTTGTACTGTATTATTTCATCCAGTAGAGCTATATCATCGATCAACTCAATACCCTTGACCGTTATATCAAGACCAGTACTATCATCATATCCGATAACGAAATCCTGCCAACAGTAATCCACCACACACGAGAAGAGCAGGTTTTGATTCCCGGGGGTAGGGTATAGACCTAACTTGCTGTTCTGCCTGGAGCCGGCCTTCACATACTTATTGGCTATCGCCTCACCAGCAAACAGGAAAAAAGACGCTGGCATACCGCTTTTACGGTTAAGATACTGCTCATACATCTGGTCAGCGTTCTCCATAAGACATATAGCACCATATCCTTTCTGGAGTACCTCGCACGTACGACAGAATTGGTCTATGGATGATGGGCGGGATACGTATGAAGCCACTATTCTATAGGCATAAGGATCTCGAATACCAACACGTCTCTTGAATACATAAAAAGCTCCTAATGAAGGGGTATCAGACTTGGCCTGTTTATAGGGATCTTGGCCTGCAACATAAATAAAATCATCAAACCTATTAGATTGAGGCATCTCGAATATCTGAACAGGAGCATCAATAACACCTCCACTAAACGGGAAACCAGCTAGCTGTTTATTAGATTTAGTAGTACCAAGCTTATTGCCCGATTCAAGAAAAACATCACACAGCATGCCGCTATATTGACCCGACTCAAGAAGATCGTTCTTATGCTTGATAGCGTACTCAACCGGGAACAGATTTTGAGAAGAGCTTAAAAAACAGTCATCAATCGTAAAAGGATAGAACATGGTATGAGAGGTATAGGCTACCCTGTCCTTTGTAGACAGCTTCTTCCGTTCCTCATTAAGTTTATTGGTACTAGCCTCGAAGTCTGTGGCGTCGATCTTAATCTTATTAAGTTTTTTATCGTCAGGCTTACCTAGATAATGACCTAACCCTATCGTTCTCTTGACACCAGAGTTAGCCATCTGGCCGGGTACGAACATCGCCCATTTCCGTTCTTTCCATGTTTTCCCTTTCATGGCTCTACGATTTAAAATATCCCAGTCCATAACCAGAAGATTGTAGGTCTCAGGATCAGAAAACATTTCTTGAGCGTCCTTGGATAATTCTACCTCACCACCAGTACCAGCCAAGATAGGACTAAGACGCCAGCCATAAGGCGTGTCGTAGGAAGGCATGGCGGCCGTGTAAGGCTTCTTTATCGGACCTTTACCTACCTCGTCGAAAATAGCCGTAGCCGGTGTCAGACCAGCCGTCTTCTGCGTGGAGGTCTTCCTACCCATGTTGATGTTGGCTATAGAGATAATGGCATGGATATCACGTACGCCATTAGACATCCTCTTGCCTAATGTAACGCCCGAACTCCAGTCGGTCTTGGTTCTGTTGATCCTGAAAAAAGGATGCACATGATCAAGACCATACTCACAATACTCGCCGATATTGGATAAGTCACTGTCGCTGAATCCTACTACAGAATGACTAAGACCGATAGTCATCGTAGCGTTCATCTGGAGAAGTGATGACATGATGGTCGTATTATGGGATACGACAAAATTGGTAGTAAGAAACTGATGCGATTTATTATCGACCTCAATACAAGTAGCCTTATATCTACCGTAATAATCTATATCAGATATCCTGAGCCTATCGTGGGTCTTAGATATATACATATCATCACCATCCATGACACAATAATACCCCATAGACCAAAATATTTTCCTTACAAAGGATATAATATACTCGCTTTTATAAACGACCTTAAAACGATCGTCACCGGTATTTATACCACAAGCGATCTTCATAAACGATCCTATGAACAACTCTTTCTGTTTTTTGGATGAATAAATGACATCATCCATCTCCTTCTTGCTTAGCTCAAAGATCCTGTCGGTAGCTCCACAAAGGAAGGAGGCTACCAGAGACCCCATGAGCTGGGGCGATATCAGCCACCGCCGCTCAGGAAAATCAACCGCCTCCCCCATATCTATAGTCATTTTAGAGAAGTCAGAGTGGATAATACCCATAGTACTAATGACTTTATAATCACCATGATATTTAACCTTCCACTGATGTTGACCGCAACATACTATACTGCGCCCGTCCTCAAACGTAACCTTATACATATCAACGAATCCTTGAGGATATACGCCTACTATAGTCGTAAGCTTACCATCATCGCCATATATGATATCCCCGATATCAGCGAACCCTATCTTCTTAGGTCCATAAGGAGTATATATCAGCTCCGAGTCCAGAAGAGCCTTGCCAAAACGACGAGTACCAAACATCCCCAATCCTTTCTTCTCCTGACGGGCACGTTGGTACATCTCGGCGAAAAACCATTCGTTATCACGCAAACGACTGATCGCTGGCACACGTTCCCCGTTTGGAAGATCCTGAAATACGGGAAAGAAATTAACATGCCAATAAAGCCATGGAGGGATGAACGTGCCATTGATAGTCACCCCGTACTTGACCTTATAAGCCTCTTCTTTAAAGAACTGCTTAACATCGTCATCCTGATCCTCCCAACCGAACAGATCGTTCCATACAGGAGGATTTTTCATGTTTACATAAAATTCTGGACTCGTGCTTAGACTCATTTTATAATATCCTTTAAAACAGACTCGATTCCACCAGAAACCTGACCCTTACGTTCCTTTTTCTGGACATTGCTTACAGACCTATATACATCCATGATCCCGCTCTTCTCCATATAAGAATCATTCCATGTATTTATCTTATCGATTAATTTTGATATGAAGTCAAATGCCCTTGCCATATCCTCCGGCTTCTCCTTATCCCAAGGATGTTTATCAATATAAGTCTTAGCGTCGTTTATGGCTTTAGCTATGACCTCAAGATTGTCGTTAACCCGATCAGCGTCCTTACTCGTCGGCTTTCGTCTTCCCTGTGGCATTAGCTTTCATGTCTTTGAACTCATTATACTGTTTCATAAGAAGCTCATAAGATTGAACAACCCCTATCTTACTTACTTCCGTCACGCTCATATCATGGAACATATCCTCAAGCTCCTTGTCAGCATATCTAAGACGTTCCTTGTCATCATAAAACACGAATCCAGACGTTTTGTCTTCTATAATACTCTTGGCGGTGGACGCATATGTCGTATCTAAATCCAGATCCATACCGAAGCTGGTAGCCAACTGGATTATAAACATCAACCTAGAATTGACTTTCACAGCCTCTATATTCAACATCTGTATCTTATGAGTCATCTCATGAAGAGAGACGAAATCCTCCTCCTTTATCAACGATGATGATTTAAGGGCTATCTTCTTAGTCCTATCCTCAATCTCACTATAAAGACGCTTGCTCTCACGTTTTATAGCCAGCCAATGTCTTATATGAGTATCCGCCTCTTCTTTAAGATAATCCCTGATCTCTTTCTTAATATCCTTATCCTCTTCCATTATAATCACACGTTATAATCATTATTATTTAATTCAATCTCATCACTGATGCTTTGGTCTATAGACCTCAATAAATCCCTGGTACTAACATCCCGCAAGAAGCGGACATTACCACCATTAGCCCTAGCTATCCTCCTTAAAGCGGAGTAAAGTATATCACCCAATGAATATTCAGGCAACTCACGGCATCCGACTTCCATGACAATAAGGGCATGGATACGATCATCTATCTTACTTCTTACGGGGCTTCTCATACTATCTACTTATAAGCTTCCCCTATAATACGTAGCGGGAAATGTTTGAAATTACGTTCAGGATCGTCCTTCGTATAACCGATAAGAGATAGGTGTTTCTCAAAATGACCTTCCGTATATTTTGAGGTATCTAACGTCATCCTAAATATAGTTCTATTCTCATTGTCAGGATGTTTGTTATATGACACGTCTCCCATACATCCACATCCAAGATGATGCTCCTTGACATGGAAACCATCTTTATGGGTGATAAATAACACGATTTCTATCTTATCACCTATTTTCTGATCAAAAATATTTAGATAAAACTCGCTCTCATCATCCGTAAGTCCTATATCAAAGGCATCGTTAGGGCACTCGATATTAAAATCGTTATGATCGGCTGTTATCACCTCCATAGCATTCCATTTGGCTTTCTCTCCTTCTACGAACTTCAATGGGCATACCTCGGTCTTCATCCAAGCCTTCTCCTTGATAAAACAACCACACAACGAACATGCCTGTCTTCCCATCAATCTTTGCAGCAATACCTTAGCCGGTAACTTAAAGAAAGCTATATTAGAAGAGTTCTTAGGACATTTCTTGCATAATTCAAGACGATTCTTATACCATTCGGGATAATCTTTCTCATCCTTAGGAATCCTGCCCAATAAACTATCTTCCCAAGCTTGGGCTATTACTTGGGCTTTACCAATTGTTTGCACGATAATTATTTTTTAAACTGTTTTTGTTGAAAATCCTGTAATTGTTCCCATGTCATTCCATACCGACATTGATACATGGCCTCATGGTTATCACGTATAAGAGGATCTCCGTTCTTCAACCCCTCCATATACTCTATCGCCTTAATCTTCTTATCCAGACAATCAAGCTCAATAGGCATCCTTTCATCCGGATAACGATTACCTTCCTTGACAAATATCCGACGTATCTTATCACGCCTTACACGCATCTCTCGGAGATTGCATATAACGTATCCGATAAACGGGATTCTGATAGATATATTGTCAGTATACCTAGCTAGGTGGTGGACGTAAGATACGGATGCTTTCATGCACCACTCTACCTGTTGTTTGGTAAACTTCCCATCAGATCTTCTTACCACCTCATCCACGATATCCCTGTCAAAAGAAATAAGACTTCTACCCATCGATATCAAGCTTATTTCTCTTGAATACGAATCCCATTACACGGGTATCATCACCCTCCCCGTCAAGCACGAAATAGTTACGTAGGCTTCTCATCTCAATAGACAACTCACGGGTACGGAAATTCCCGTTCTTCTTGTCCACCAGAAAACCACCACGCTTCAACTCATTGTTAAGGACAGCGATGTAAGACTCCTTCTGTCCATGACAATCCATGTACTTAGCCCTGGTATCATCAGAGTATCCGTAGTTGATGTAGAAAGAAAGTAAGTTTATCGTCCTTTCGGTAATCAAGCTCCTACCCTTAGAATCCAGATAGCCGTTGTATATCCTTAAAAACTGCTGGATCATATCCAGTCTAGTATCATAAGGCAACGCAAATACGAAAGCTTTCCTCTGTTCCGACATATAAAATTAGTTTTCGACAAAACTACTTAAAAAAAATATCGTTGTCAAGAAATTTTGCCATAATCAACATAATATATGCTGACTAGCATGTATTTACGATAATCCAAAGGAAAAAAGCTGGTTGGGTAGTACGAACGAAGTCATGTATGTCTACGGCTGGCTACAATAGCGAGGGCAGTGAAGTTCACGTACGCTACGCACGTGGACGGCGGGGGACATCCTTATCCTGCCTCACGGGATGCGACCACTCCTTTTTCCTTTTTGGCTTCTTATCTCCCATGACATAGCCCAAGGCATCCAAAGGGGAAAGGTTGGTGGGGGACACGCTGGGACACCCAAGGTAAGGCTACCGACGTCATACCGGACAATGCCGCCAGAGGTTCGCTATTGACATGGACGGCGGTAGAGTTATGTTAGCCTGCCGGAGCGTGAGCGACCGCATACGACCTTACTTTTTCCCTTTGGATCCTTCCTCCCCAAGCTATGGGATATAAAGCCAAGGGGAAATGGGAGGCCTTAGGGCATGGGGCCTGCCGTAGAAGATACGGACGGCCGGAGCGTGAGCGACCGCACATGACCTCGCTTTTTCTTCTTTGGCTTTTGCTCCACCCGATCCCCCTACCGGGGTACCGGCTTCCGGTATAGGATACGGCTTCTACCATGTTTAGCCTGCGGTATCCTGCCTGACGGCACCATACCTTGGCAGTGAAAAGCAATGTTTTATTAAATAGAGACTTTTAATGGAGTACACAGGAACTCGACGTCAGGAGAGGTTCTGTGTACGGATAGAGATATTAGTAAGTAGTATATGTTTATAGAGTTAATTATATTTAATAAATATACCTATTAACGCGCGCGTAACAAGTGTGGTGTCAAAAATGATCTTCCACAAACACAGGAGTTTACCCCCCCAATTTTATTACGACAATTTCGTATAAACAACAAATGGGCGACCTTCCCAGGCTACCCATCCATCCGAATAACTTGTTTCGTATTGATGAAACTTGTATATTCGCAGCAAATAAAAAAAATATGGAGACAAAGATAGCACTTTTACATATAATGAAATCAAATTTCGATAAGATTCTTACCGAAAGATATATTCCACGTAATATTCAGGCCAAAAAAGATGAGCTAGGATGCGTAAAACTTCCAGCCGGGTCACTTATATGCCCAGTCGATTTCAAACCTGTTACCAATAAGGAAGGCAAAAAAGTGACAGCTATAAAATATTCATTGAAACATGAGGAGTATCATGGATCAGGTATTCAGATCAGTGATGAATGTAAGATGGCAATGATATATCTTATTATCATAAACGTATTCAAACATGTGTTTCTAAGAAATAGGATGCATGGCGGGAATAGAGATCAGATAGAGATCAATACCAATGATTTTATTGATATCCTATCAGATGGATGCGCTTATTTCTGCTACCGTCATGTGTTAAGGGATTCTCATGAGGATATGAACTACCAGCTTATAAGCTTAAAGGCTTGGGCTGAAGGAGAGATTATGATAGCTTTATCGGATATCATAAAATACAAGCATAAGGCTAGTAAGACCCCAAGGATAAAGGATATGTTTGTAAAGAAAGGAGAATCTGTATATACCTGCCTTGATAAAAATCTTGATTCGAATACCAGAAGATGGATGGCTAACAAAAGTCGTAAATTAAATAGAGTCAAGATGTTATCAAAAATAATATTCTCAGCTAGAAACAGAAATATAAATAAGATATATAAGGTAACTAAAAAAAGAACTGTCAAATTCAATGTGTCATATCTTATGGATAGATTGAATATAAAGTTATCAAAAGAAGGTATGATGCTAATATCCCAAAGAACGGTATATCGGATGATAAAAGAAGTTCTTAGTATGTGCTGTAAGACTATATCCGATTTATATGATGAGGTAAAGAAAAACAACGGAATAGTTAATACCAAAGACAGGAAAAATGTAACTATCGGACACCTAAGACTATCATACAGAGGAAAGATAATGCATATAATCATCGCCGAAGATTTTATAAAAGACGTCTTTTTAGGGGTAAAAGGGTCCGAGATGAGTAAAGCTGGATGATTTGAGTATCAGATATAAAATTTAATATTTATATATTATTCACATTTATTTTTAATAGTTAATTATAACTATTCGTATCTTTGTACCATAAACTTAAGAAGATATGGTTCAAGAAGATTTTAGAAATGAAAACGACCTCCTTCGTCATATTATGACGGTGGATCAAAACGTGGAGCAAGGTCGTGCCTTGAAAAAGATTTTCACCACTAGGGAGAATCTGTTTATTACCGGTAGAGCTGGTAGTGGTAAAAGTACGTTCATGAGACGTATCGTAAGGTTCTTGGGTAAGTGCGTTATCGTAGCCCCGACTGGAGTAGCGGCGTTGAATGCCGGTGGACAGACCATTCATTCGTTCTTCTCTATAAAGAACGATCCTTATATCCCTTCTATCGAGAGAGGTATGTTGTCGAATAAGGTGGATGTAAGTCCGTTTATGAAGAAGAAGATCAAGAATCTTGATACTATTGTCATTGACGAGATCAGTATGGTAAGACCTGATTTGCTTGATGAGGTGGCTGACATACTTAGACAATGCAGGCGTAGCAAGGAACCTTTCGGTGGAGTTAGGTTGATTATGTTTGGAGATCTATCGCAACTACCTCCTGTGGTGACGGCGGATGATTTTATCGATAGGTATTATGAGAGCCGGTTCTTTTTCTCATCTAAGGCATTAAGAGCCTCAGGATTCTCGGTCATTACCTTCGAGAACGTGTTCCGTCAAAAAGATCCTCAGCTTCTTTCTGTACTTGAGGATATAAGATGTGGGGTTATTACCGATGAGTCAAGACAGATATTGGATAGTAGGGTCAAGTACCCGGATAATATGGATAATACTATAATTATATGCTCAACTAACAAAGAAGCTTATGAGATAAATAAGACTAATCTTGATAAGATCAATAATAAGGTATTTAAGTTCGATGCTACTGTATTCGGGGAGAAGCCTGTAGCGCCCTGTGAGGATGAGCTTATAGTAAAGGTAGGAGCTAAGGTCATAATAACCAGAAACGGCAACGGGTATGTCAATGGCTCGATGGGTATCATAACCAGCATAGATACTGTTGATGAGACGATATATGTTCATCTAGATAACGATACTGAGGTGGAGATAACCAAAGAGAAGTGGGAGAAGATGAAGTATAAGCAGGTAGATGATTCCCTTGAAGGCATTTCTTGCGGCTATATAATACAATATCCATTGAGGTTAGGATACGCCATAACTGTCCATAAGTCCCAGGGAATGACTTTAGATAATATATTTGTAGACATCAGCAGAGCCTTCGAGATAGGGCAGATATATACCGCTCTTTCAAGATGTAGGTCTATAGACGGGCTTTATCTAAAATCAGTGCCTAAGGAAGATATGGTACTGCTAAGCGATAAGATATCTGACTTTATGGATAAGGTAGATGAGAATGAGGGTGTTTTGAATCCGGAAAAGATATCTGATATCGGGAAGGATATGATCAAGAAACAACAGGATTTGTTTAATTTCGAGGAATACGGATTATAATGGCTAAGAAAGAACTTTTTTCAGACGTAGATGAGTTAGTATCATCTTTAAATAAAGAGCTTGGAGAAGGCTCGATAATGAACTTCGGCGATGATAAGCCTATAATATCCATACCAAGGGAAAGCACTGGTTCGCTGGTGGTGGACAAGGCCCTCGGAGGCGGATGGGCGGTAGGCCGGATTCATGAGCTGGTCGGGATGGAATCTTGTGGCAAGACCATGATGTGTACGTTAAGTATGATCGAGTTCCAGAAAAAACATCCAGATAAGCTGGTAGCTATAATAGACGTGGAGAACGCTTTTGATATTGAATACGCTAAGAAGATGGGATTGGACGTTAACCGGTTCCTTATTTCCCAGCCAAGCTACGGGGAGTTGGCTATCGATATCACGGCCAAGCTGGTGGAGTCCGGCAGGGTAGGCTTCATTGTCGTGGATTCCGTGGCGAACTTGGTCCCGAAGAAGGAGATCGAGGGTGATATGGAAGACAGCAACATGGGATTACAAGCCCGGTTGATGTCAAAAGCTATGAGAGTTCTTACCGGGATCGTAAACAAAAGCGATTGTGTTCTGGTGTTCATCAACCAGTATCGGGAGAAGATCGGTGTAATATACGGTGATCCGAAGGTAACAACTGGTGGTAACGCTCTTAAATTCTACGCCTCTATTCGTATGGAAATGTCAAGGAAGAAGGTTATTGTAGGAGAAGATGGCTCTTCTATCGGTCATGAGGTTCGGATAAAGGTATTGAAGAACAAGACAGCTATACCTTTCCAGATAGCAGAGACAGCCTTGTATTATGGCGTAGGATTTGACAAGGAGCTTGAACTTTTGAAGTTATGTGAAGAAACCGGTATCTTTATCCGTAAAGGATCATGGTACTGGTACGGAGAGGTCCGGGTAGGCAATGGAGTGGATAATACGTTAAGTATCATGAGAGATAATCAAGAATTGTGTCAAGAGTTAAGAACTAAATTGAATTTGTAATCATGGCAATAGGAGTAAAATTTGTAGACGTAATACCATCCAGTGTAGAAAACGCTGTCGAGGTTAAGAAAGAGGATGTAAAGAACTATCTGTTCGTAGGTATTCCCATGAGTGAGTTTATCGGAAAGAGATATGAGTATGAGGGATTCATATACATGTGCCTACAGGGTGTTACCGGTGGTACGGAACTTGGCGGAGATATAGCCATAGCCGTATTGAGACCGGTTCGCCCCGCCGTCGGGCAGGCATCTTATCATTTGGTATCGTATACACCTCTTACGTATACGAGATCTGATGTGGCGATATTCCTTCGCAATGGTGATTTTAAGGTTGTTAAACGTGACGATTGTAATCTTATCTGATCATGGGAACATATATATCGATAAAATCAACAGTAAACGCATTCAGGTACGGTATTGATCCTATACCTGAATGGTTCGATAAGATATCTAACAAGACTGATGAGGTCGATATTATGGTTGACGGTAATAAGGTAAAGGCTTTGGATATAAGGCTAGAAAATGGCATTCTACGGGCTTTTTACGGTTATTATATAGGTATGTACCCGGATAACTCGATACAGGTGTTTAGACCGGAGGATTTTCATTCATTATATACCTTAAAAATATGAATATAGCGATAGGAATAGATCCGGGTATAGATACCGGAGGATTGTCCATGATCCCAGAAAATGGCGAGGTTAAGGTAATTATGACTCCAAGGATATCGGTTAAGGGGGATATAGATCTTAGGGCTATATCAAGCTTCTTCCTCGATGCCGCTGACAAGATCCAAGAAAAGGGAGGCGGGACGCTGGCGATCGCCGTCGAGGACGTACATAGCATCCACAACAGCTCGGCAGCCAGCAACTTCACCTTTGGCGGGAGACGCCGGGAACCGAACGCCCTATTCGCTATGATGGTGGAGATGATGGAGCGATACGGATCTCACCCGGATGTTAGGTTCATGTTCGAGGAGGTGCAACCAAAGACCTGGCAGAAGGAACTTCATACGACAGCCGATCGGGTGTATACGGCGGCTAAGCTGGATACGAAAGCTACCTCCATCCGATGCGCCATACGCCTTTTCCCTTTGGTGTCTTTCGTAAAACCATGGCCAGGTAAAGGAGTTCAACCTACCAAGATACAAGATGGGATGTGTGACGCTACGCTTATAGCCGAATATATTAGACGTAAGTTTAAGTTATTTTAATACTATTAAGCGTTTATTGTATTTGAGTTAATATAATTATGATTACATTTGCGATGTAATAAAAAGTAGTTCGTTATGCTTATAAGATGCTTGTCGAAATCATTAAATGAGAAGTTGAGTAAATTGGAGCTGGTTGTTAAAAATGTCGGATCTAATTCACTTTATAAGAATATTAAGATAGATATTGTTAATAATCTGGCTTATATAACTTCCGTAAACGCCAAGGTATGTGTTATAGAGCGATTGGAGGTTGAGGCTGACTCTAACTTCTCCTTCTTGGTCGAGGCAAGCTCTTTTATCAGATTTATAAAAAAGCAGAAGAATGGTGAGATTAAGATCTCGCTTTCCGGTAAGAAGGACAGTATTACCATATACTACGCCTCTGGTGAGTATAGTTGTCCGGCGTTTGACGTAAATACCTTCCCTATGGTATATAATATTCCTAAAGGAGGTATTAATGTTAAGATGAATGATTATGTATCGATACTTAACAAGGCCAGTAACTATACGGAGATCAACGAGCTTTATCCTTGCATCGAGAATGTGGTTATTGATATTGATGAGATTAATATTAATATAGTAAGTACTGACAGGAATACTATTTACAGGTATTTTGTTCCTAATCAGGATAAGGTAGAGAAGGTATTCATCCCGGTATCAAACGCCTCATCTATATTACTTGATAAACATATAGATAAGTCATTAGATACGTTGTCTATCAAAGTAGACGATACTAGGACTTACTTCTCTACCCCTGATATGGATATGTATGAGATTCACTTTGACGGTAATTATCCTAACTGGAGGTTCGTGGACGAGCATTTTGTCAAAACAAGTACCTATGTCTTTGATAAGGATCTACTCGTCCAAGCCTTCCAGAATAATATCAAGATAAATGAATTTGATCATTGTAAATTGATATTTACGGAAAAAGGATGCGGTATTATGTCGGAGAACCCTATGTCTGGAAGATCTTGTAAGGAAAGGCTTACGGCTTTATCGCATAACGGTAATGATATTATATGCGATGTGCTATGTGGTAGGTATCTTGGTATAGTTAAAAGCATATCATGTAATAGGGTCGTTATCGAACATGATCATAAATCTCATTTCAACAAGATTTATGGGGAGGATAATAAGAACGAATATTTCTTGTCATCATCAATTATTGTTTAACGTTTAAATATATATAATATGGGAGTTCGTGAAAATTCATCAGGTGGTAATAACCATTACTTTAAAGTAAGTGGTAGCGGATTATTATATCAGTCATCAAGAGAGCCAAAGGAAGGTTTCGAGGAGCATATAAACGAGAAGACCGGAGCCGTTTCTTATTGGAGGGTATTCTGGAACGGTATCGAAGGTTATTTGTCTGATATCAATGTGCGAGAAGTGGAGTTCAATGGGATAAAAGCCAAATACTTATCCATAAAGATAAGTGATGAGGATGGTAATTACTTTATAAACGTTCCTTTGATGACTCAAAAAGGAGGTATCAATAATTACGTTAAGTCACTGGTAAGGTACTTGCCTAATATCGACCTGAAACGTAAGGTGGTGATCAATCCTGCTCATGCTAAGAAAGGGGATCAATATGCTCCCGGTAATTTCTTTATCTCATACGCAAGGGAGACTCCTGACGGTAAGGACGAGCTTATCCAGCAATATTATAAGAATGGGCAGAATGGATGGCCTGACAGGGTTGAGAGTACTGATATAATGGGGAATAAGAAGTTTGATTATACGACCCAAGACGCTTTCGCTTATCAGGTACTTAATAAATATATCCAAAGTATTAAAGCGGATGGCGTGAGACCGGTTCAGTCTCCAAGCCAAAACAACGCTGGTGAGGCTATAACGCAAACGCCCCCACCGTCATACGCTACGCAGCAGACGCCTCCTCCATCATACCAGCAGGCTCCGCAGCAGCCAGCCCAAGCACCTTTTTTTGGAGGTCAGCAGCTGCCACAATATCCTCCTTTTGGAGACGACAGTGACCTACCTTTCTAATTAACTAATTGAAAATGAGTAATTTAATGGAAAGCAATTTTAATATATCTACTAAAGTGAACCGTGTCTCGATGCCTACCCAAAATAAGGTAGATACGGTTATGAAGAACTTAGGGCATCGACCTTGTGTAGCGTATTCCGAGGAAAAGAATATGTATTATAAGGATGGAGAATGGGTAGCGTCAGATCTTGACGCTACTATCTTACCTCTTAGGGAGATGTTCGAAAAGACATCTGATTTGAAGTTAGGATTGAAGATCGTTTATTTAATAATAAAATTATAGTATGGCTACGATTGAAGATATCAAAAAACCTCTGGAGAGTAAGTCATTTACATCAGCCAGAGATCTTGACGAATTTGAGGAAAAACCGGATGATAAGCTTGATGAGGTTCACATGAATTGCGATCCAATGGTAGGGATAGTTGAGAAAGATGGTAAAATTTTTCTCAACTCTTTAAAATTCTCTAAGGCATGGAACTCATTGGGAAAGGATATTCCTATCAAGCAAGGTAATGCCTTCCCGTTGGGTCAAGGTGATGTTCTTGATATAGATACAGGTGTATCGGCGTCGTTCCCGGATGATACTGTCGGGATGGTTATGATGCTCCCATCGTTCACCAACGATACAGGCCTCACTTTGGTAGGATCACCGTTCGTTTTCTCTAATAACGAGAATATTACGATCAGAGTCTCTAATGTCCGTAAGGATATAGCTATAGTCGAGAAAGATAAGCATATAGCTGAGTTAATTATAGTCGGCAAGATAAAAGCCGATATTTTTAGAACTTATAAAAGTAATGAACATGTTCGGATTGAAGATAGTAAAGAGTAGTTATATAGATACTCTAAAACAGGATCTTGATGAAGCTATTAGCTATTCAAGTAGATTAAAAAGGGATTATGAGGATGCTAGTAAGAAGATAACGGAATTGGAAGAGAAAATAAAGTATCTTGATACGCTTGTCGATTCTCTTGATATGGATATAGATTCCAAGGATTCTCATATAGTTAAGATGGGGAATGAGCTTAGTAAATCAAGAGAGCTATATAATGAGTCGGTAAAAGAGAAAGAAACTCTTAAACGGGCTTATATGGATATCGAGAAGAAACATAAACTATCATCTAAATTACTCGATGAGGCTAGAAGAAGATATAAGGAACTTGAGGACCAGAATAAAATCATGTCAGATCGTATCAAGTATCTGGAGGCAGAGATTTTAGACATCGATGTTCCTGATGAGGTTGTTGTTGATGAGGATAAGATGGATCCTAACTCAGGTCATATTGATATACCTGAAAATAACGCCCCTGAGGTCGCTGATGCCGGTATTGACGTAAATGTTGAGAATAAGGCGGAGGATAAGAAGAAATCTAAGAAACGTAAAAAATCTAAGAAAAGTGAATAAGATCTTGTTTTTCTTGTTAACGTTATTTACCTTAGCGGTTGTCGGATGCAGTACGTCAAGAACCTACTATACGGAATATGATACTACTGATATATCTTATGTGGTGGATTCCATAGTGTCTTCCGGTACCGTGATGGGCCAATGGAAGGAGTGGCGGTTTACGCTGGACGACGGCCGGGTCGATAACTTTGGCTTTACCGCCCTGTACGACGCCAAGGGAAAGGCTAGGGGGTCTATACAGGTAAGGCAAAGATCCGATACGTTTAATATCAAGATAATAGATTATCATAAAAAGGATAAGTAATGGAATACGGACTAGGTTACATACCATCACCAGTGGATGACAGGGACGCTATCATGAACATGCAGCACGAGGCTGTTCCTGATGAGTATAAGATCAATAATGTCGATAGCGTAGTGGATCAAGGTTCTTCCCCTATTTGCGCTGCGGTAAGCTTGGCTGAGATACTTAATTGGAGAAAGAGTATAAGGGCTATTAAAAGACCGGCTAAGATCTCTCCTTACGATATATATGATCTGAGAGAGGATAAGGATCAGGACGGGATGGTTCTTCGTGACGCTATCAAGTCTATCAAAAACGTAGGCGTAGATGGGGAGAAAATAAACAGTTACGCTAGGATCATAGATCCGGTATCGGCTAAGGTAGCGTTGATGCTGAATGGGCCTCTGGTTATAGGTCTGTATTGCTATAATTATGGTAATCGATTCTGGCAAGGCCAAGGACAGAACTTGGGAGGTCATGCCGTTATCCTCACCGGCTGGGACAAGGCCGGCTTCGTCCTACAGAACAGTTGGGGGACGGGATGGGGTAGGTCTGGTGTAGAGACGTTCCCGTTCGAGGATTGGTGCTATATGCTAGAATGTTGGACAATAGTTTCATGATATTACTATATAATTTTCGAGAAATTCCGTTCCACATCCTCTTGTGAAAGCCGATGCGGTTATTTAGGACCCGTAGATCAATTGGTTGGATCATCTGGCTCATAACCAGCAGGTTGTCGGTTCAAGCCCGGCCGGGTCCACGCTATTTTTTTGGGGAAAAACCAGCATAGAGTTTTGTCATTAGATTTAGAGTTTAGATTTTGTTTGATACCCTTGTCCGTGAGGATCAGGGTATACGCCCCAATAGCTCAAGAGGAAAGTAGCACATCTCCCCTAAAGATGGGATCCACGTTCGAGTCGTGGTTGGGGTACATGGTGTTTTCTTAAACATATTCCTGTAGGTCGGTAATTAATAACCTCAAATAATATATAAGGTGTTGAAATTCATTTAATATTTTATATATATCTATATAGGATCAGGTTATTAGCTTAAGTCTTGAAATAAAGACTACGTTATTGGAGAATATATAGTTACCTACGGATGTTTATCCAAGTCCGTAGCTCTAAGGTAGGTGATTAAACAGGGATTGTATTTGGGTTCCAGTGTTGCCTATATAAAACCTTCAATAACATTGGCGATGGGTACTAACAGGGTTTTGCCCTGACTTATGTTGAATAAACATTGAATTAGTTTGTAAAATGGTGTATGTACAGGACATAGATGGAAAACCGATGATGCCTACGACAAGGCATGGAAAGGTTAGGCGATTGCTAAAAGACAACAAAGCGGTCGTTGTGAACACATGTCCTTTTACCATCAAATTAACGTACAAGACATCCGATTACAAACAAGAGATTGTGTTAGGCGTCGACTCGGGAACCAAGCATGTTGGTTTGTCAGCTACGACGAAAAGCAAGGAGCTTTACGCAAGTGAGGTTATTCTAAGGAGTGATGTTGTTGATCTTCTATCAACAAGAAGGGGATTAAGGAGGACTAGAAGAAGCAGGCTTAGGTATAGAAAGCAAAGATTCAATAATAGGGTAAAATCCAAGAAGGATGGATGGATTGCTCCATCTGTCCGCCATAAGATTGATTCTCATATTAGAATTATCAGTTTTGTATATTCTATACTACCTGTCTCAAAATTGATTGTTGAGGTAGCCCAATTTGATACTCAAAAGATCAAGAATCCAGAGATATCAGGTAAAGAGTATCAGGAAGGTGAGCAATTAGGATTTTGGAATGTTAGGGAGTATGTCTTAGCAAGAGACGGGCATAAATGCCAGCATTGTAAGGGTAAGTCAAAAGATCCTATCCTTAATATCCATCATATTGAGTCAAGGAAGATAGGAGGAGATTCACCATCCAATTTAATTACTCTTTGTGAGACTTGTCATAAGGAATTTCATAAAGGAAATATCAAATTGAAAGTAAGCAGAGGCAAGTCACTTCGTGACGCAGCCGTCATGGGAATCATGAAATGGAAGTTGTACGAGGAGTTAAAATCCAGATACGATAACGTTTCGATGACGTTCGGATACATAACAAAATATAATCGTATAAACCATGGAATTGAAAAATCCCATGTATCCGACGCTTTTGTGATTTCAAGGAATTTTAATTCATGTAGGCTTGGATATTATTACAAACGTAAATTAGTTCGTCGCCATAACCGTCAGATTCATAAGATGAAAATATTGAAAGGAGGAATTAGAAAGCGAAACCAGGCTCCTTTTAAAGTTTTTGGATTTAAGTTATTTGATAAAGTGATGTTTCAAGGAGAAGAGCATTTTATTTACGCAAGAAGGCTTTCTGGGCAATTTAATATTCGGGATATTAATGGAGAGAATAAGAAAGATGTATCTTGCAAGAAATTAAAATATGTCAGCCATGGCTTGGTATCTGTTAAAACGAATTTATTTTTATCACAATGAATATTGTATTTAATAAATCGCTCATATATGAATGAGCGATAATAAATGTATAAAATATATTTATACAAAATTTAATAATTTAATCATATGGATATAAATCAAATAAAAAAGTATCTACCAGCAGGATGGGATGTGGTTGATCTAATAGATCACGGCATAATCGATCTTGATATTATGAACGGAAAGATGATGGGTGAGTATGTGGCTGTGTTGATGATAAGGTCTTGTGAGAAGGCTACTAAGTCATATACCTTAACCAGTTTCTCGTTCCATGATAAAGATATGGATAAGTTGAGGATGTTGATAGGTAATGCTATAATGGCGGTAGGATATAGGAATAATCCTCTTACTGGAGATGGGAACACGGCGATCAAATAAAGGTGCTGAATATACTGAGAGAGGGATATTGGATATCCTTAACAGACAGTTCTTGGTGTCTCCCAGATGGATTATAAACAACTTATATGTCTATAACTGGGAGTCTGATTATTTGGCTATAACCAGATCCATGTACGCCTATGAGGTTGAGGTTAAGATCTCGCTTGCTGACTACAACAAGGATTTCGAGAAGGAAGGCAAGCACCAAGTAATGCAAGGCTGGTTCGAGGCTCGAAGGCAAGCCTTGTACGAGGCCGGAGGCTGGACTAGGTACGGTAGACCCAACTACTTCTACTACTGCGTACCGGATGGGTTGGTTGACCCTAAGGACATACCTCCGTACGCCGGGCTTGCTTATGTTTGTGGCAGGAATTTGAGAAAGGTCAAGGATGCCCCTATCCTGCACCGTGATAAATTTGACCCAGAAGCCTATAAGATGGCTGACAAATTCTACTATAATTGGTGGGATGAGAGACGTAAGGCTAGACAGATAGAGGGGAAGGATATGAAAGACGAGTTTAGGAAAAGCATGAAAAAGGTTAAGGAGAAGATAACTGTTGATGCTAAGATCAAGGCGATGGAGGCGTTCTGGAGCGTCTGCGATTACGCCTACTGGCCATACGGGGGAAGAGGGGTTCCCGGAATGAGACCCAACTGTTCCGCTTGTGGTGAGGAATGTAAATTACAATGTCCGAAGGGGAAAGAATTTAAAGACAAGATAAAATGAGTAAGATTAAAGATTTATTGGCAAGAGCCATTTCATTAGCTTCAGAGCAACCTATGAGCTATAAAGAGGCAGTTGAGTTACTTGATGGTATAGATACGTGTAAGGTCAAGATATGGCTGGAAGAAGGAGCTAAGCTGCCTGAATACGCTCATAAACAGGATGCTTGTATGGATTTGTTCGTTAAGGATATAGAACTTGACGGAGACAGGATCATATATCATACTGGCGTACATGTAGCATTGCCAGAGGATTATGAGATGGAAATCCGTCCACGTAGTGGTTTTACTAATAGCGAGCTAATTATGCAAAACGCCCCTGCTACCATTGATGAAGGATATAGTGGGGAGATTATAATAGTTCACAGAAAAATGAATAGGCATAGTCCTTATTATTGTAATGTCGGTGGTAAGGTAGCACAGCTTCTTATTCGTAGGAGGGAACGTATCGTATGGGAAGAAGTGGAGTCATTAGAAGATCTTGGAAAATCTGATAGAGGTGATAATGGATTTGGAAGTACAGATAAGATAAATAAGGATGGCTTCATGACCAGCGAACGTCGGTTAGGAAACCACCGTGGTAATGAATGATATGGAAAATAAAAATACATCATCCACTACTAATGAGGGCTTGAAAGAAATTGACAAACAAACAAATCCTGTTATGTATGGATGGAGATGTCCGGTATGTGGAAGAGTATATTCTCCCTGCGTATCTATGTGCGCTTATTGCGGTAATAATAATATGAATCATATTACATGTAAAGTTACTGGATAATTGATATGAGTGGAAGAATTAAAATAAAGTCCAAGGATAAGGATAAGAGACCTAAGATCGATGTATTTAAGGTAATAGAGAACCGGTTCAAGAATATGAACGAGCTTCGGGATCTTATCGACATGGATCCAAGGAAAGGGCTAGTCAGGATCCGGGACGGGGCCGGCTTTAGGGAGGTGGGGCGGGGCGGATGCCTGCACCGGAACTTCCTTAACCTATTGGAGGAGGAGCTGGGAGCTAAACTATCAATAGATCTTATAGAAAGGTATATCAAAAGATAATAATATATTAAATCGTAAAATTATGAATAGATATGTAAAGAAACCAATTGCGATAGAAGCCGTAAAATGGAAAGGCTTTAATAATGATGAGATCAAGGATTTCGCTGGTGATAGCGTTAAAATAGAAGTTATTAGGGAAGGTGGCGATGATAATGGGATACCTCCTTCTGTTGATTGTAGTATAGAAACCCTTGAAGGTGTTATGAAAGCCAATGTAGGTGATTACATCATCAAGGGAGTAAACGGGGAGTTTTATCCTTGCAAGCAGGACATTTTTGAGAAAACATATTTACATGAAGATGATATGGGTAACGTATCCGACGGATATCATACATTTAACGAACTATATAAATATCGAATGCTTTACAATGCCGCTTTCTTCAACGAGCTGGCTAAAGGGGATGTAAAGGTCTGTAAGTCACATAAGCATTATGATGGGGAGGAATGCTTCGGTGGAGGATGGTTTATTGTAATGGCCGAACTACCTACAGGTCAGATCTCCAATCATTATGAGAACCGGTATTGGGAGTTGTTTAATATCCCTGAACTTGATACGGCATGGAAGTGGGATGGTCATACGCCTAATGAGGCCGCTGATAGAATAGAATCATATTTGAAGTCAAATTGATATTAATATCTGCCCTAGGAATTACTTAGGGCAGGTTCGTTTTATATACCGAAGTGCCTACCACGATCTGGCTGTCTATATCCTCAATCAACTCAATGATCTCATCCCTTATATCGTAAGAAAGCAAGATCGGGATTATGGTTAGTATAAAAGATAGTATTATTCCTGATCCTATTATGATAGTAATATCATCACACTCTATATCTAACATCGGCATGACAAACATCAACCCGGCCGTGAATATCATCACGAATAACGCTGATATCTCATTTATCATATCCCGCTCCATTACGTCTTTAATCATATCTCCTCGACTTTAGTATGGTTTATTATCCTACTGATCACCTAGCTCATTAAGTATCTCGTCATACATCTTATGTGTCTCGTTGTTGCGGATAACCGTACTATCCCTTACATTTATCTTCTCGATATCTTCATCGCAGAAGAAGATCTTGATTTTATGTAGTATGTCTCTAAACATGATTGTAGTTTTGTTCCAAAGATATGAATTTTTGATATCCGGTCAAAGACAATACCTGAGAAGCCAAAAAGAACGGGAGGCGGTGGTAGGACGGGGGAGGCCCGGAAGGACGAGGTCTCCCTCCTTCCCTTGGGATTACACTATCCTTACCGTTACTCGATAGTTACCACGAGAACTTTTCCCATAGGCATAAGATTCACATCCCGAACAAAGATCAGTTACTATACAATTATCGTTTAATACATAATTACCATCCCAAGTTACATAACTTTCATCTAAAAACTGAGTCTGTAATTCAGGTCTGTAAGTGAAATTAATAATCTTCCCAGGATCTTCTATCACCGTTACAGGAACAAAATTAGTTATCCTATTCCCGTATATCACCTTATTAGCCAACTCGCAATGCATACCCGAATTATATTGATACGTAAGGGTTCCCTCTATAATACCTCCACTTATGCCCAAAATAATATTGTACTCATTTTTCGGATTTAGATATGATATCTGGCCACTTATGCTTATAGTTTTTATCTTCTTATCGCGATATATATCAAGATAAGATCCGTTAAAACCAGATTGATATGGCTTCCCATCAATATATATATCTACAAAGCCAAGACACATATTCTTGTTTATATTAACACGGTAGTGGATCTTACCGGGAGAAGAAGTCCTGCGCCTAAACATACCCCCTCCTTATCTGAGGGGTCTTAAATACCCCCCCCCCTATATATTCAACTTCTTTACTCATAATATGTTATGTTTTAATTATATCGCAAATATAATAAAATTAATGAGAAGGTCGTGAGGGGACGATGGATGGATTTGATGGGGATATGGGGATATGAGGGATATGTTGGGCTTCGCATCACATGTAGAGGTATGCGGGATTGCGGGGATATGCGGGATATGAGGGATATGCGGGATATGCGGGATATGCGGGATATGCGGGACGGACCACCTCCTCGAAATCACCCCGGCCGGGCTGCCGTTTTTGGGGCCGCCCCCCCAATCCAAGAAGGGCGGAAAATGGGAACGGAAAACAACCAGCGATCCAAAAAAAAAGAATGCTTATTTTCAATTTAAATTGTTGATTATCAATGATATAAACCAATATTTTAATATACATTTACATTTGATTAGTTTTATTATATATAATCGTTGAATTTTTATTGTAAAATATTTGTTTTAAAATAAAACATATATTATATTTGCAATGTGAGATAACAATATTAACAAACAAGGCGTGCTAGATGCCTATACAAGTCCCTAGGGCAAGGGCGATTTAATATGAAAGCAAAAGATTTGAATCGAGTACAAAATGCAGTAAAAAAGTCGGAGTCTGAAACTTTGACGGGTGCGATAAAATCTTGGTGCAGATTGTTTAATAGCAAAAAAGATGTTATGGATATTATCAAAGAAAACAATATTGAAGTTTCAAAAGATGTTATCCCGTCTTTAGTCGCTTTGGCTAAAGATAAAGAATTGGTTATTACTATTTGTAAAGAAATTCTTGCAAATATAGATGACGTATTTTGTCAATATATAGAAATAGAAAAGATTTACAATGATGAAAATGAATCAGCCAACAATAAAATAATGTTAGCTGAAAAACAAGCTCAGAAAATTCTTTTGGGCACAACGCATAAAGCTTTTGGCTATTGTGCCCCTATTAAATACTCTAAGGATAAAAGCGGTTATTTCGTTATTTACAATAATGAAAGATATAAATCTACTCGAATGGCTACTAAAATAACGAATTTTTCGTTTTCATTGATAGCCAAATGTATCACCTATTATCTTACTCACGATAAAAATGTAAGATAATATTAAGATGTCCTTATATCTTTATATATAGGGGCATTATGGTGGCGATATCTGTACGTTCACGCCGTGCCACTGATTTAGACTAAACAGATAAGATATTTAACATATTGATACATAGATATGCGAATCGGTAGGGTATCGAGAGTTCGTATAAATAGGTTGCCGACTAATAGTGTGATCAGGCGTTCTTCTAGTTCAGGGGCGTGCCGTTATTTTTGGCTATGTATCAAGACTGGTTAATACGTCCGGTCAACCGGATAGGCCATGTAAAAACATGGGGTATATTGGTGTATATACGCATGTATAGGGCGTATGTCCATGTGTAGCGAGAGCAGCACGCATGGAGTGCATTACGGGGTTATAACCGTACCAATATATCAATGCAATAACATATAGGGTTGCTTAAATACCTGTATGTTATATGTATTAATTAAAATAACAACCCTTACAAGGGTATTTTGTGCGGTTAAATTGACGGACAAAGTGCGCCTTGTCGGTACGTATCACGGGCAACGTATGTACGTATTTGGTCTCGTTCAGTCGGGGCAAAGGGACTAATCCAAAGGGAATAGGGGGGCGTGTGGGCGTTCGGCTAGTCGTATCGATAACGCCGGCCGTATTGTCCCCCGGCTTACCGTTTCTTATTGGTGCCATTTAAAACGAATAAATTATGTATAGGAGAAAATTTGATAATCTTAATAGAAAGCTAGCACTTAAAAAGGAAAAGGCTTTAGACGATGCAAGAAAGTCTCAAATTGAGTTCTATATTGAGCTTACCAAAGAACTATACAAGTCTAATAAATTAGATTGCAGTAGGGAATCTGATAAATGTAGGCGGGAACGTGTTAGTTACATGGCAAACAAACTGCGGCAATAGATCGTTTGTTTTTATTTGATTTTAAAGTTTGTGCCCTTTCGTACTATAGTGATATAGGACGAAAGGGATTTTTTGTGCCTATATTTTACAAAATGATAGCATGTGTATATATTTTGCTTACACATAAAAGTGTTAAGGCGGCAAATTTTAAGCCTTAATTATAAATGTGTAAGTAAAATACTTTATTATGTATCATTTTGTCTATATCTATATCCATACGGACGGGTGAATTGTGCCCTTATGTATGGTTTCGTGCGTGAATCGATCCTAAAAGGTATATAATAGGCGGTACTTATTGTATATTTTTTATCTATATCTAGGCTTGTCTTTCCTTAGAGGTAGCTCTAGGGGTTGATATATATTATTTTATTGATACTCAATTAATTGTATTATTTGCGTTCAATTTCAAAATCGTGGTTACTTATTGTATATTTTTATGGGTGTATTTATATATTTCGTACTCACCTTGTTTTGTGGGTATATGGCGTTTGAGTTGGGGCGGTACGTTATAGCTACGGGCGACGCTCTGCCTATAATCATAGTTTCTTTATTGGTTTTATTATCAATACATTGTATTAGGCAAGTATGTAAGGCAATCAAGAACAAAGACCTCGATATCCTAGACTAAATCAGCGTTCCACGTGGAACAAAGTAGCGGGAGGTCTTGGGTTTTCGTGGGAATTTCGAGGGAAATTTGGGATTTGCGTGATGGGACACCTCCAAACAAGGGGAAACCTTTCCAAACAAGGGGAAACCTTTCCAAACAAGGAAAAACACCTCCAAACAAGGGAAAACCTTTCCAAACAAGGAAAAACACCAACAAACAAGGGAAACACCTTTCGAGCAAGGAAAACGCCTTTCAAGCAAGGGGTATCTTCCGATCAAATGTAAAAGTTTGCAAGTGGTAGGAGTTTCTCGTCAAGGCAAGGCAGTTGTGAGTGATGGTGGGTATGGTGTTATTGGTGGTGGATATTGTTTATTAGTATGGGGTGATGCGGAGGAAACCAAGGGGAAACGGGGGCGGCGATGGTGTGGGGTTGGCCCCGCTGGTCGTCCGTTCCCTATTCTCCTTTGGCGTTAGTGTAATATTAAAAATCTGATAGTGATATGACGAAAGAAGAAGCAAGAAACGTATTTGGCGGTAGTATAGTAAATAATCTGCTGTCGCTAGGGGCTGAGCCTACCAACGTGGTAAGGCAAGACGGGTTGATAGAATGGAAAAGTGATGGATATATAGAGGTAGGAGGCGTACAGGTATGGGCCTACTATTACTTTGAGGATGGCGAGGACGTTGATAGATGTGATTGGGAGGATCATATGGAGATAGAGGTAGAGGAATGTTGGATTTAAAATCGGTTGATATGAGATTCATGTATTTAACGGAGCTTAGAGAAAAGGATATATACGTAGGCGACAAGAAATGCAAAAGAGTAAAAATATATGTAGGCAGGCCGTTGAGGGATACGCCTAAAACCTATAAACGAATAGGCGGATTTGTAGCAAAAGAACTATCCAACGCTTATAACAGCGGTTGTGTTTCCATCTATGAAGCAAAGGATAAAACGCTCAGATATTCGGTTTATCGAGACGGTTGTTTTTATCCTTATTACGGGAAATTAGAGGTGGCAGAATAATACCAAGGGGAACGGGCGGCGGTGTCACGGCGTGGTAGGCTGCGGGTGTCGGCTGCCGTTCTTTCCTTTGGCGTGGTAATATAAAATACTAAGGTGATTATATACCATTTTACACCAAAAAAATGAGAAATGATATGCATTTGTACGAAAATCCGTACTGGGTATCACCAATACCCTCTACCGGTTGCTCAAAAGTGAGATCGCCGGATTCTTTTACTAAACAAAACGTTTTTGATTTTACTTACCCAACGAATATTTTTTAGGGTAAAACCTTATATCAAAGACCTCTTTTGCTCAACCGTCTTGTCCGAAACAAGGGACTATATGATTCGATTGAGTGAGACAAAATTAGAAAAGAAGAATGTGAAATTAAATAACATGTGTATGTTTTACAACATATATGGTGTAAAATAGTATATAATAACCAATACTAATAACATGGACGAGATTATAAAATTACAAGATGAGATACTGTCTTATCTTCGTAATAATATTACAAAGGACGAGGCGTATTATATCCTTACGACTGATAAGGATATGATAGAGGTTCTTATATCAGATAAGAAGGACGGAAGCAAACGTATCAAGATCCTTGATATGGAATATACTATCGAGAAGGATGATATGTTATTGCTATTCGATACTGATGGGGTAATAGACGAATGTCTTTTGGTTGCCAGCTACATAGGGGTAAATATGTATTTTCGCAGGCAAGATGTCAACGCTATTTTGAATAACATCAATAGAGAGAAAGTTATGAAATATCCTTACATAGCTATTCAGTTAGATAATATACAGACTATAGAAAAGCGTAGGGTTGTTTTTGAGATCACCGGGCATAGGATGGATGATAACAAAGAGAGAATAGATTTTATGTTTATTTATTTTATGGCAAGATTATGCGTATAAGAAGAACTGTAAAGGAAAGGGATATTATGAAGGTATGGGTATTCGGGTGCGATCGGAAACTTATAAAATCGGCGGCGGATTCCGGGTTCAGAAACATGTCGGAGGTATTATCTTACGCTAATTGTATGGCAGGAGATAAGCCTGTAGATCATATTAGGGCCTCGAATGAGAATCGTGGCTGGTGTGGATCGTATACTATATATGGTAGGGAGATAGATTAGTTTGATCGTGAACAACAAAGGAGGTGCGTATGAATAATGTTATAACAAACGCCAATGGCGTGAAGGTAAAAGTAAGGGTGTATGATATTGGCGATGGGGAGATAGATAGATACACGATAATATGTGTAAGTGATAAGGGTAAAGATAGTAGTGGGTTGGTATATTATCCTGTGTTTGCATGCAGCGAAAATCCATTTCATCCACAAGGAATAGGAATATATGTTGGTGATTATTATCCATATAGGAGACATTCATACGATTTCGGTAAAAGAGTTAAGGATCTAGCATCCTTACCAGAAGAGGTGATTAAGTACATAAAAATAATAACGACATAAACGAAATAGTTTACAACAATTACGATTTAGTGGCTTTTGAACAAGATGGAGAAGTGGTAGTGGCCGTAACATTTTACAGATATTACAAGAAGAAAGCTAAGGGCGAGGTTAATTATAGATGGAGAACCAGATGCCCGGAGTTGGTGGATAAGATTGTAAGACACCGTACCAAGGTGTTTACCGGCCAGCTTATTCAGTTAGCGAAGGCGTATGGGGAGAAAAGGGTCATTAAATATCAAAAACAGGAGGAAGAGGTATGTCAAAATACGACAGGGACGCTATAGAAATATATATACTAGATCATATAGATACTGATAATTACAAAAAGCAGTTTAGATATGATAGGGAGTATCTGGCTTTTATGCTTAACGTGTTTAAGGATGAGTATAAAGAACATATCAAAAGGGATGGGATTAAGAAAGCTTTCGAGGACTACATAATGAGCGTTCCGTCTATATTCAGGATTCATATAGCGGATTGCGATATCAGGTATTTATTACGTTCATGGGAAGTGGAGTTCGATGATGATGATGATGAGATATACATCTTGTATAAAAAGATCATAAGGGAGGTCTTCTTTAAGATGTGTAATGATATGAACATTAGATTTTAGTTTGTTAATATTGTGACCATGACCTTGGCGGGGTGGAAGGATATATCATAATCGTACGTATGCGGATATGATCCGGGGTCAGTTCCCGGCACCTTGGCATAACTTAAATGTAAGTAGTATGGAAGATAATATTTTAAAAAGAGCGGCAGCGGAATTAAAAGAAGCCGGTTGCAGGGTTTTCGCATGGCAGGATGATACTTATAATAGAGGTTGGAGTAAGGGTGATTATACGATGTTGTATTACGCCTTCCCTGATTCACCCAACATCGGGTATCTGAGTCATGGGGAATATGGGATGAGCGTAGCGTATAGTAGAGCTTATATACCGAGCTGTGGAAGTGGATCGGGGTGTTGTGTCAAGGAGGAGGCTACGTTTGACCTTGCGACGGCGTTAGACGTGCTGAACGGGCCGTTACCTAGGTGGTGTAGGTCTTATGGGGTTTATCCAAAGCAGTACGATAATATTGATAAATGGTATAATAGCGATAATCATAACAAAAAATTATTTAAGGAGATTTGATATGGAGGTAAAAGATTGGGAAAATCTGGTTTTGAATACAGAAGTAGGATCACATTGTTTTGTTACGCTGATTGATAATAATGACATCAGTAGAGGTTACGCGCAGATCAGACGCGCGGAACATTTCGGGTATAACATCTGCTTCACCCGGTTATATGGGAATAAGTTTTATTTCGAAAAAATAAAAGAAGGTCGTACGCAACAATATATCAATAGGAGGAAATGATATGGTGATAGAGTTTGATTTTGAGATATACAAAAACGGAGATTACGATAAGGTATATCTCCGCAACGGGGAAGAGGCAAGAGTATTATGTGATAATGGGAAGGGTAATAGTCCTATGGTCGTGATGATTGAGGATGATAAAGCGGATGATTATATTATTCTTCGTTATAACGAAACTGGCAGGAGGAATATCAATGGTCAATCGGGTCTCGATCTTATGTTATCGGTAAAAGAACGGGAACCAGAATTATGGGTTGTTGTCATATCTTATATGGATAATAAGGATAAGAGACAAAAGATGGTCTTACCTAATTTTTTCTCAAGGAATATAAGAGGAAATGTATATCTTCAAGGAAGCTCTAAATCAAGTGTATCATATTATGTTGATAAGCTAGAAGAAGATGGGTGCTTCGATGAGCTATGCGAGAAGATAAGGGTAAAGAGAGATCGCATTTATAACATGGAAATAATATCACTATCAGATGACGAGACGGCAGTTTAACCAGTTGATAAATGATCTGGACGGTAAAAACCCGTTTATCGTGTTGCATAGGGATGCCGTTGCGCCTAAATACGTAGGCGTGGAGGTCTCGAAAGAAGGCGTGGTATACAACTACTCGTTTATAAGCATAAACGACGAATATAAGCCTAAAAAGGCTCTTATTTCGAAGATATTGGGTATAGCTGATAATCTTAATGGCGATAGCGGCTTGAAAAAGGAATGATTGAGTGTATTTATGACCATAATAATAAAAGTTGTGTACTGATACGAATGATATTGGACGGAGGATAAATATGGCAGTATGGTAATAGACAGGTTTATGTCTTAATATCATAATATTCTGCTATTATATCCTCTTTTTGGGTAAGGAGTATAATAAATAATATAAATATCTTGGATATGGATGAAATTAATATAGGTGATAAAATTATGTTTCACATAACCGGCAACCATAATATAGGGTATGCCAAAGGAGAAAGATATATCGGAACAGTATTAAGTAGGGATCACCGATCACGCCTTCATGTGAGGGCGGAAGGCATGCCTAGAGCTTGTATTGATGAGCGGGATGTGGATAAGCTTATCGATGAGAGTATGGATTTTGATATGGATGAGGTAATACCTAATCCAGTGGCGAGGAAGTTGTATAAGCTAATGAGTAAATATATTTGCGCATTCGGATGGTTTCATGAGAGTATCAACGGCTATATCATATATGATTGTGTGATGATGAGCCGGGCTTTAAATCACAATGTTATGTATGTGTTGCATGATCATGGATTCGAGACACGGTATATTGATAGTTGTTCTTGGTGGATGACTAATGAGAGGCTGATGTCCGAGGTAACATATGCGGAGGGGGATATTTATATAGTTGTTCATGAGTGTATGGAGGATTATGTGGATAATGTGAGATTTGGAGAAGAATTTTATAAAAACAAGGAAGTATGATAAGATACTTGCTCTTGACGGTGATGATAATGTTGACACCACCAAAAGGGAACGGTGGCCTGCCCCACGCCCCAAGCCCTGCCGTGGTAGAGGCAAGGGTATGGGATAAGCTGGCGGCCGCCCTGTCTTTCGTGGAGTCAAAGGATGACGATCGAGCGTATAACGCCTCATCCGGGGCTTTAGGGAGGTGGCAAATGAAAAGGATATACGTTGATGAGGTTAATAGGATATTACGCCTTAAACGGGAGAAAAGGAGATATAGATACGAAGATCGAACGAACCCTGTCAAGGCTAGGGAAATGTTCGAGATATATCAATCTCATCATAATCCTAAAAAGGATATAGATTGGGCTATAAGATTGCATAGGGGACTACATTCCCCTAAATATATTAAGGAGGTTAAACGTAAATTAAGGGAATAATATGAATCGTGAGGTATTAATAAGTATCATTAATAGAGGTAGAATAAGGTTTATCCCAGTAAGAAGATGTCCCTTATGCGATGAATATGTAGGATATAAATTCGTTAGGATGTGTGATGGAAGTATGATACCGGTATTTTCTAGCGGATGTAGGTGTTGTGGCATAAATAATGGGACGCTATCAGAAAGGACTTGGGATGAGGTGCTTGATCTTGTCAAAACGGTACAAAATAAGCCTATGAATGAGAGAACGGAGGAAGATGAATTTATATTAAATAGTTTAATATAAGGAGGTATTGTATATGAAATGGGTGATAATAAAAGGGGTTAGATATCCTATCTCCGTGGTGTCAGCCTTCGCTGCGTATTACGGGGATAATCCCTTTTTGAAGATAAGGATAAGAAACAAATATCACATAATTTATTTTGATAATATGGATTATCTGAATATTCAGATAAGGTATTTGATTAACAACTATCCTGACTTCGTGCAGATAGGAAATTGGTATATATCCAAGAAGCAGGTGATGTCGTGAGGGCCCAAGGGGCAGGCCGTGGACGGATCGGGCTGGGTTATATCCTTCACCCTGTCCTTTGGTTTGGAGAACAGTACTCAAATTAAGTTCGACAAGGAAGAGGAGTATCAAAGAGCTTTAGATAGTTTAAATGAGAAGTTCAATGTAATATTATGAGTTGTATCATGAAAACCATGATACTTAGAGGAGTATTGAGACTGATAGCGATCAAGGCAAATGATGTTGTTTAATTAAAAAATAAATTGTTATGGAAATAAGAGAGCATTTATCGGTTTATCTAGAGAGTGGATATCTTTTTGACGATATGTCAGGAAAATTAAAGTGGTTTGAGATTGATAAAATCTTGATCAGTTTTACATATGGAGTAGTTAGATATGTAGGAACATGGGGAGGATGTAGGGCTGAGAAGACATTAGATGGGAAATTATTTTATTCGTCCGAAGAATGTTTTAAAAAGGATAAGAGCATCCCTAAGACAAAACTATCAATATATGATGTTTTTAAGTCATTATACGGATTCGCTCCAATAGGTGATGTGTGGAAATACAAAAACGGAAGAGCTGTCAAGTGTAAGTTGGAATGTTTTGATGTTGAAATAGATAATAAAGGAAAAATTTATTGTAAGGAAACATATTACAGAACATGTGAAGATGTGTATAAATTCAATGACTTGACTGTAGTTGACAAGAATGGAGACATGAGATTAGTAAAATCTTCAAAAAGTAAATTAATGCTTACTGATGATCAATTAGATGTTGTGGAGAGAATGAAAGGCGTCATTGATGACATGGTTAGGTTAAAGATGATTATGTATATTGATCAAGACTATAATCTTTGTTTTCTGCCGGGAGATAAAATAGAAGATTTGACAATGGATGAGACAGATGGATTTGTGGATACCACCGGTATAGTGACATCTATAAAATCTAAGGGTGTAGTGGAGTTTTATGTAGAAAATCCTTTTGTGAAGATAAAGGATGAGTGATATCTGAATCTGGATTGTGGTGGTTCGTGAGAATAGCCACAATCATATCTCTAAACGTGAACATAAGGAGGTACGTATGTCATTCGATTGACGTTAGGGATCTAGTTATATTAAAAGAGGAGGGATTATGAAAGAGATTGTATTAAAACTGTATGAGTTTGATGAGCTGTCAAAAGATTCACAAGAAAGGATCATAGAGCGTGAGCGCTGGAATATAATGGATTGTTGCATGGAAGCTTATGGTGCTGATTATATAAGCACCATGAAGTCTTTTGGGGATCTGACAAATACTGAGGCTTATGGCTGGGAAGTTGGATATACGAGGTATGATTTTAGATTCAAATTCAAGTACAATGATCCTATATACTGTCATCCAACTGATTATGATAAGGATATATATCCTAATAACTTATGTGGCAAATTACTGTTCAGGTATATCAACAACAACATTATGCCACGTATTATCAAGGGCAGGTATTTCTCCACGCCATGTAAATATGTTGATGGGAAATACGAGTACAAGCACAAATATAGTAGGGTGATGTTTGACTATGGAGATAATTTCCCATTGACAGGGATGTGTTATGATTTATATCTCCTGAAACCTATAATTGATTATTACAATGCATGGTGTACTTATCCGGAGGGTTTTTCTTTAGAGGATCTGATGGGACAATGTTATGATAACTTCTTCAAGTCATGGCATGAGGAATATGAACATTGGGTTGACGATGAAGATGCGATACGTGAGGAGCTTCATCATAACCAGTATGAGGGTCAGCTTTATTATGAGAATGGGGAAGCGCATGCCGGTCCATTGAATAAAATAGAATGAAAAGGTAGTAATTGTAAATTGATAAAGTTATGAATATAGAGATAATGATATAGGCTTCCGATTTATTGGATTGGGGCTTTGATTAATGGTGACTACACTGGAATATCTAACGAGGAAGCGCAAGAAGTTGATGACTTTGTAAAACATGCAGATGGTTGTCCAGTTGGTGTGGATTGGGGAACAGAAGGTTTTTATTCGTATAATGACGCAAACGCTATTGGCGGAACTTGTGTCGATGTTATTTTTAGCAAGTATAATCAATAATTAACACTCAAAACTTAATAGATATGAACAACTCTATGGTCGCTCATTTGTGGGCAAACGAAAAGAAAGAATCCGCAAGAGGTAGTAATCTTTTCTTTGAAGGTAGAAGTATTTATTCTTATGGTTATCATTTTGAGGTTGGAAGAATCGTAAGAAATAAGTGTGGTGAAAAGGCGTATTTGCTTAACGATAAGTATTATTCTTCTTCTACCTGTAAACATCAACATTGTGTTCGTAGTGCAATACCAACTGGTTCAAAGGTATTTTCTGTTGGATATAATATGTCTGATGATGGCAGCATGGCTTTTATCACCAGTCAATTGGAGCTTATCAAAGAGGTTATCGAGAAATACAAGAAGGTTAGAACAAGCCTGTCTTATAGGGATGTTTGGGGAGTATTTAGAAATCTAATGGATTATATTGAGTTCTTTAATATGGGTACTCCCAAGAGCCTTCTTAAAAAGAGTGCAAACACCTGGATCGGAACTAAACATGAGTTATCTTATGAATCGGATAAGATTAAAAGTGAATATGTCCATGAGTTAAAGCGTGTGTTTGAGGTATTGCTAAATCATCAAGCGTTAGAAACTTTAGGAACGACCAATGTGATAGTAGATGAGATTTGTGGTGAAGGAACGTGGGCTGAGTATGTGGCCAGATGTCAGAGATGGGAAGACAGTAAGGCGAAAAAAGAGGCTTTAATTTTTGAAAAAAGAAGAAAAGAAAAAGAAGATCGCAAGAAAAAATTTGAAGAACAGATCGAGATGTGGAAGTCTGGCAAGATTCTGGAATTATATCTACATTATTATTTGGAGGATGACCAGCCTAACGTATGGCTTCGCATCAAGAATGGCATAATTGAGACTAGTAAGAATATCAAGATAGGACGAGCTGAGGCTGAGAGACTTTGGAAATTGATAAAGTTCTTCCATAATGGCAGTAAATTCCAACACGATATGGTATTGGATACAACCGGTCACAAATGGAAGATCAATAGCTATAAGAATGATATATTGGTTGCTGGATGTCATAGGATCGCATATAGCGAGATGGAGGGTGTTGCGAGACAATTAGGATGGGATTAAACAGATATCAACTAACATTTGAGAGCTATGGCAATCACTATCAGATTTACGGGAGAAACATCCAAGATGTCATGGGTGGCGTTACCGGTGGAGCCGGCGTATATGGGTAGGCGGTCGGGGAAGACAAGGCGCAGCCCTTGCTCGTTGGCTTGGTTGAGTAATAAAATAACATATAAATACGTAAGAAAATATGAGTATTAAAGAAGGAGATATGGTATCTATAAGACAGGATTTTATCAATCGATATAAAAATGTGCAAGAATCCATCATAAAGGCAATGGATAAGGCATTGGAGCGGGCAATAGGGAACAAGGTAATAGATTTCGAGAAGTGTGAAGACAATTATTTGGACGTCTATCCTCTTATTGGGGCGGTCTTACAGAAGGAGGTAAGGAGAGTACTTGGCGAAAATGCGAATAAGGATATATACCGGAATATGAAAATAAAGGCGACCAAGTACAGAAATGATTACAGGGTATGGTTAGACTATGCCGGGGATTACAGAAACGAAAATATAGAATAACATGAAATATCAAAATTTTATATGTCCTTATGAGCTTGCGCTAAAGTTGCATGAGTTGGGCGTAAATTCGGAGTCGGAATTTTATTTTGTGAAAGAGATGAAAGGAGGGGAAACCCAGATAGATTCAGTTGTGCAAAATACAATGAGGTATTCATATAGAAAAGAAGGCGACCTCATACCGGCTTATATGAGTCATGAACTTGGAGAGATACTACCAAGTATGATAAATGTCAGTAAATCAAAAATATGGGATGACTGGTTGCAGTTGACACAATATTTCCCGAATAAGGATAGCGAATATTACGAAACTGCCTATGTTCGATACAATGCTTACGATTCACAAACAGAAGTGTATAGTGGATTTGGAGATACAGAGGTAGAGTCGAGAGCGATGCTACTTATTGATCTATTGGATAAAAAGGTATTAACATTAAGTGATTTAAACTTAAATTAGATTAGATGGGAAATCACTGAAATTAAATAGATATATAATTACATTACCTAAATTAAATAGGTAATTATATTAGAAGAAATGGAGGGAAAAGATCATGGAGAAAGCAGTTAAAACAGATATGGAGTATAGGGAGATATTGGAGAAATCATTATCAGCTATTCAATATCTAAGGATACATGGATTCTCGACATACATGGAATCGGAGGGGATTGTAAATAGGATAATGATGTTCAAGGATAAGAATGAGACGAGAGATCAAAAGATCAGATCAATTTAATAGAACTAATTATGACAGTAGAATATAAGTGTACTGATGTTTACAAGAAGCCGGAGAATCCAACGGAATGGTTGCCGTGTCCACGATGCGGCCTCCGGCCTCTGGTCTGGGAGTTCGATAACGGGAGATTCACGGCGTGCGGGTGCGGAACAGACTGTTATAGTCATTGGAGCGTGCGAGCGGAAAGTATTATGTCGGTCATAAAAAGATCTGATAACGGTAAGTCGGCTGAGGTGTATGATATTGATGAACTTAAAAATAACTGGAATCATTGGGTGAGGACAGGGGAGATACTGTTTACGCCAGGGAATGGGAAATGGTAATATGATTAATAATTTAAGATATGGATCATTATTTGGCTATAATTCAAACGATATTGGATAGATGTGAGAACGACAATACATCTCCTGATATCCATGACATGGAGATAATAAAAATAAATCTATGTAGAATAATTCAGACTCGTTACGGATTAACTCAGTTATGGTTCATTCCGTTGATAGAGAGAATACAGAATGCTTGTTGTAAACATCACAATGACGTTGACATGTCATGGGAAGATTTTGTTAAAAAAATGAGTGAATAGGAGGGATAAATATGGATGAGAACGAAAGAAAGAAGGGTATGAACCAAGGAATATGGCTGGCGGTTCAGGAGCTAGTCTATGCCGGGCGCTGGACGCAGGCCGCAGAGGAACTGGTGTCTTTTTGTGGATTGACCGAGGATGAATGTAGGAAGCTGCAAGAAGAAAGCGAATCATTCAATGATGAGATGATTAAGTTTATTGACAATATGTTTGGACGTGAGAATATGATAAGTGAAGGCAGTACTATAAGTGAAAACGATACTATATGTATAAATATTAAGTATCATAAAATAGGGGAAGTCTTTAACTATAAAGTTGGTATGTCTGAAATGACATTAAGAGTAGATAAGTGTGATAGATGTTCGGGATGCGCTTTTGAAAATTATATATATGATTGCGTAAAATCAGGTTGCTTGGGATGCGAAAGGGAAGATGGGGAGAGTGTTAGATATACAATAGTTAATACATAATTTACAAAGCATCATGAATGGAGAAAATATAATACCCAAGATAACGGATAAGCGTGGGATGTCATGGAATCAACCTCATAGGAGGTACATAGAAATCGATGAAGAGTATGCCTTAATGACCAAACAAACCTTTGAGGGTCTTAGGGAATATTCATTGACAATCCCATCAGGGAAATATGAAGGGAAGATGTGGAAGGCTAATAGAGGAGGTACATGGTATCTATATTGGTATGATCATGACGATAATCCGGAGATGATCAAAATAGAACGAAGAGAAATATTGTTACTTAATTAATACAAAATAATATGGAAGATAGAGTGCAAGAGGCTAAGGAAGAAGGCATAAGACAAGGAATATGGTTATGCATACAAAGATTGGTACATATGGAGCAATACGATATGGCAAAATATTTTATAAAGTTATTAGGATTTGATAGAAATGAGTGTGAGATGCTATTGGACAAGAATGGTTCGGATGATAAAATGGAATCATTTATTATTCAGATGGTATTTAATAAAGACGATAAGATAATCTTGGATGATATAGGATATCATAAGATAGGATCTATATTTAAATACAATATCGATTCGAAAGAAGTAGAACTGGAGGTGGTTGAATCCAGTGACGCTAGTTGTGAAGGATGCGCATTTAATAATAGTAAGAATTATTACTGTAAGGATACCCATTGTATTGATGTAGATAGGAAAGATGATATAGACGTTATATATAAAAAGGTGAAAAGATCATGAGTTTAATAGATAAATTAGAGGATTTGGTGGTTAAGGTAGACACCGAATACCAAGAGAAGATGGAGGCGGTGATCCGGGAGATAGTCCCGGGGATGCCGGAAGGGAATGTACGTCATGCCGCCGAGCTGATGTGCACGGACAGGATGGGGAATATGATGGACATAGATCTTTACATACTACATGAAGAGAATAGACCTTATAAATGCCCTTATCTAAAAGAACTGCTAGAAGATAGAATAGCCAGAGTGACTAAGATGCATGAGAATAAAAGCTATGCATACGATACGGATGATAATTATTGGTGCGCTACTTGCGGGTCTCATTCTCATAAAGAGGATTCCAAAACAGGATATTGTTGGCATTGCGATACGGACAATTGGATTAAAGAATATGGAGCAGATGTTGGAATATAATCACCCAGTTATATAATAAGGAGAAACAAACATGAGAATAGATATTAATACAAGGAAGATCGTAGAAGAGACAGCGGGGAAACAGATTGTCGCGGAAATAGCAAAAGTTATTAACGCTCACTGGAAAAGTTGCCCAAACCTCTCTAGGGATAATGATCAGATGTGCAATCATTCATTTGACTGTGATCAGAATTGCGAGTATATGAAGTCTTTTATTAAATTACTAGAGAAGATAAAAGTGAATCAAGGGAAAGACAAGTCTATTAAAAAAGTGCTTGAGGAGATAGAGAATAAGGCTATTGAATCTTCATATACAAATATGTATGATTGGCAGCGCAGGGATCTTTCAAAAGAAGATCTGTTTGAGTATGCGGAGGAGATGAGGAAATGTCTTGATAAGATATTTGATTTGGCAATTGATGAAAGGCTTAAATAATTCAACACAAAATCATATAAGATGATAACTTCTATAAGGATAGACGACAACAAGAAGACTCCATTTAAATATACCCCAAAGATAAAAGCGTTCAAAAATGACTCTGAGTTTATATTCAAGCCTGGTGTGAATGTGATTGTAGGCAAGAACGGAAGCGGGAAATCAACCCTCCTGAATATGATATCGAAGTACATGTTGTGCGAGAAAAAGATGTGTTCTGAATTACCGTCAGAAGCATTGTATTTCCCGGATATATTTGATGATGACAAGGTGCTTGACGGGATCAGTATCAAGTCGGATTATATTGGGAAAGTCTTCCATCTCCTACAGCAAACTGAAATGGGAAAGGATGATATATTGGATAATATCAATAATTTAAATTTGTATATGAATGGGGCATCTAGGTCCTCTGGGGAGAAGAACCTTCATGCCATGAACTCGCTTTTTGATTTTGTGTTTAACCAAGATGGGTATGCGTTTCCGATACAGGAGCTTGCGGAATTTAAGAAAAAGTCAAATGAGTTCTGGGCAAAAAGGATCGACAATCTTTTAAAATACTACAAAGACAATCATGTGGTATTAATGGAAAAGGATTTTGAGTATACGATCCTTATGGATGAGCCAGACAGGAATCTGGATATTGACAATATCATGGATCTATACAATGTATTGTCATTTCATAAACCACAAACACAAATTATAGCCGTAATTCATAACCCGGCTTTGATTTACAAGTTGAGCAGGCAGGATTGCGTGAACTTTATTGAGATGACAAAAGGGTATTTGAAGAAAATTACTGGTTTTATGAATAAAAAATAAGAAAGGAAATGAGAGAAGAATTGAGAACAATAGGTTCAAAAGGACGCCATGTGTTTACAGCAACCTTTGTTAGATTTGGATTTAGGAATGGATACATTGGGTCTGTAAAAACGATACTTTTACAAGATGTGACACTTGATAGCAAAATAGTATCAGATCATTTGTGGTTCGATTTAACAAAAGGATTCAGTGGCGCTGATTTATCGCCAGGCGATGTGGTTGAGTTTTGCGCAAGGGTCAGTGCTTACGAGAAAGGATACAAGGGGCACAAAGATGATGTACTTAATAGACCGATAGAAAGAGACTATCGATTATCAAGACCGACAAAAATTAAAAAGATTGGGAAGAAATTAATATTAAAAGATGAAGGGAAATAATACATGATAATTATATACCTAAAAAATTTATAATTTATTAAAATATAATGATATGAAAATTCAAGTAGAGTTAAATTTGGAAGATGTATTCGATGAAGCTATATACAACGAAGTGACATTGAAGGAGGAGTTTACTAGATCAGTCAGGTTAGATGTAATACGTGAACTTAAAGAAAAGTTCAAGAATGAGTTGATGGGGAAAATATCCAATCCGATATCAGGAAAGCTTGAGGATATAGCGAGAGAATCAATAATCGATCTCATCAAGAACGCCAGCGAGAAGAAATATAAATTCAGGATAGATTATATGGAAGAGGAACTGACAGTAGATGAGCTTATAAGAGGTAGGATCAAGAAGATCGTAGACGACAACATTGAGACGATGATAAGCTCAAGAGCTAAATCTTTTGTCGATGAGTTGAGAAAAAGGTATGATATGGCATTTGCTACCTTCATCGTGGATAATATGAGAAAGCAAAATATGTTGAAGGATGAGAAGATAGCTGAGCTGTTAAAAGATAATCCAGATGAGAGGTAGGGAGGATGCCAAAGGAAGGCTGCGATCGGTGCTCATGACGCCGGCTGCTCCCGAAAAGATAAGGGTGTTGTCTCCGTTATGGTACAGGGCGGCGGTGAAATTTCAAGGGAAGCCTGAGTCGGAACAACTGGATTTTTGTTCGCGGTGCTGTTGTGCTGGAGAATGATAGGAGAAAGGATAGTATTAACTATTAATAATGTTTATTTAATTTAATTCAAAAACAAAATGTCTACTTTTGTAGACACATAAAAATTACATATATGAAAAAGGGTGAGTTTGTAAAGGCATTGGAGAAGATCATCGATATGGTTAAGACTGAAGATGATGGTTTCGAGTATGGTGGTAAAGTCATTTTCTATAAAGAAGATGATGATAACTATGAAATCTTGGTAAAGAACATCGAGATGAATCTTATGGTAGAAGCCAATGCTATGGCTAGTATGGATGATAGGACTTTTGACTGCCTTATGAGTGAGGTTTATAAACAAAAGTTTACAAAGACTATAACGATGTCGGAGGATGAGGATGATGAAGACAATTGATAAGATGACCGATCAGGAGATATATGATCTTACTGATGAGCAGGTAGAGAAATTGATCGTAACAAGATGTGCGGAGGAAGGTGTCAGGTTTATAGATGAGCCTCCAGTCATGAAGACGTATGGATATAAATCTATTTCTCCATCTCATTTCTTCTACTATTTGGAGGGCTTGAATATAGCCGTTCTTGATCAGAATGATGCTATTAAGATAGCTAAGTTTTTAAGTGAATTTGATCTATATAAGACTAGATATGATTTCGTTGTATCCAATGAGAAACTATACGGTAAGTTAGATATAATCAATATCAGACATATTCCGATGTTTGACACGAAAGATGAGGAGACCTACAAGTCTATCAAGGACAAGAACAATGAGATCGAGAAGGAATATAAAGATCAGGTGGATAAATACAAGGAGAATACAAAAAAGATGGATGAAATCCGTGCCGAGATATGGTCAAAAGTAATTGATGTAAGGCGCAAAATTGATCACATGAATCATCTTAGAACTCTTTTTATGAAGGAATATCTTCCGTTGGTGAATCATGATACGAATACGGCTATGACGTTTTTTAAGAAAGCTTATGACGTGGATGATGATACGGAAAGATATATTCGTGAAGGGATAAAGGATTACCCATTGTTTAACAACAACATAGATTAATAAGATGCACAATTGGTTTAAATGTACGGTTTCTTATGAGACCGATGCCGAGAACGGCATGAAGAAGAAGGTAAAGGAAGAGTATTTAGTGGATGCCCTTTCTTATACAGAGTGTGAGGCTAGAATTATAGAGGAGATGAGACCGTTTATCTCCGGTGAGTTTAGCGTTGATATCAAACGATTCCGGATAGCGGAATTATTTGCCATGGATGGAGACCGGTTCTATAAGGTCACGGCTGATTATATTACGATAGACGAGAAATCGGGCAATGAGAAACGCAAGGCGTTTAACTACATCGTTCGGGCCAATGACCTTGATCATGCCAAAAAGAATTTCGAGGAAGGCATGAAAGGAACCATATCAGATTTCGTTGTCACTTGTATCAAGGAAGAGAAGAAACTGATGGACTTCTATGAGTTTGATGGTAAGATCAGGAATCCGGAGAAACATGAGAATAGTAAGCAATAAAGCTAGCTATGAGACCACATCATCCGTAGCCGAGAAGTTGATGGAGATAAGCAAGATGGAGGGTACGATTTATCGTATCCTCACATTGTCTAACAAAACTTATCTAGCTTCTAAATTAGGATATAGCAGATCGGGGTTCTATAAAAAAATACAGAACAGGAATTTTAATATCCGGGAGCTGGCTCAGATATTCGATACGATCATCAACTTCAAGGATCAAGATTGGACTGAGGGTAAGATTAATAGGCTTAAGAGGTATAGGGCTATGAGCCTTATGGAGTTCAACAAAAGTTATAAAAAGAAAAAGGCATGAGAGGTAGGATGTTACCGTGTGAGAGATGCGGAAGGATGGTAACCATAAGGAGTAAGGGGTTATGTCCCGCATGCAGAGCCAAGGAGCTACCGCCAAAGGAAAGGGCGGCGATACGGGTGAAGGCCAAGCCGAAGGGGAAGAGCCTAGCCGTTTTCTTTGGCGCCCATGTGGCTAGATTGAGTATGACAAGGAGATCTGCTACCGGCGCATACATACCATGCCCGGGGGTAAGCAACATATGCCACTTATACCCTAAACGGAAATATAAATCAGTTGCCGAGGATAATGATAACATTATCTACTTGACGGTTGATGAGCATACAAAATTCGATTATCTGTTAGATACGATGGATTTCAGCCGGCTCTTGGACGAGTTTGGCAACGTATGGCTGTTGGCAGCCAGACGGATGAGGGATCTCGCACCTAGAGTCGAGGAGGATGGTAAATTAAAAACCAGATTATTATCATGGATAGAAGAAAACAAAGATTACTTTTAGACCTAGGATATAAGGCTATAAGTGACACAGTATATAGTTATGGGACGATCATAGAAGTCATAAGCGATCAAGAATTGTTTGATGAGATGAAAGTTCGTTTATCCGAGAGACACAATGTGGCTATTGCGGATGATGGAGAGATAGGATGTTCGGCTTTAGGCAAGATTTTAGGCAAGATAAAGGACGAGAATGCGTCGTCATATTATTGGCGATCATCATTACCAGTATTAAGATCATATCATACAGATCCTAAATTTACCGCTTTCTTTGGCATATTAGACGTTTTATCAACGGTCCCGAAGAAAGATATGGTCGAGGAGGAAAAGCCTGTTGAAGAGCCTAAAAACGAGCCTAATGAGGAGATGGAGGTTGAGTATGATCTGGAGACAGAGCAACAGTATTATGCCGCTGAATGGATAAAGGATATCCCGACACCAGTGTTATATAGAATGACTGTCGCTGGCAAACGTGTGTATTATGAGATGGATGTTGATGGGTATCCTATCATATACGATGGAGCCACTAACAATATCGCCAATGGGTATTGTGATACGTCCGGCGCTTTGGAGAAGTGGAAGAATGAGATGAGACTCAAGGGTAAGGATCCTGATGAGTACGCTAACTACAGGGCTGACTTAGGTACTATCATGCATTATCTATTTGGGTTGTATCTGACCGGGGTTAAGATAAAGCTGATCCCGACATGGATCAGGAAGGTGGTCAAGGAAGCCAAGCTAAGAATAGACAAGTATAGGATGGAGCGGATATTAGTGGATAACATTGATGAGCTGATAGAGGATCTAATATCATTTGCCATATTCTGTAAGGAAAGACATGTAAAACCTGTATTGATCGAAAAGATGTTGAGGTCAAGGAGATTGAAAGTAGCTTCTTCGGTGGACGCAGTGGTGGAGATGGATGGCGAGCCGGAGATGGTGGAGATAGAGGTCGAGACAGGAGAGCTTTATAAGGTGGGAGCCAAGAAAGGCCAACCTAAAATGGAGAAAAAGAAAGTAAAAAGATGTAGGAGGATATTCGCTATATTGGACTTCAAATCAAACAGGAAAGGTAATTTCTATGACGAGTACGCTTTCCAGCTTGAGCTATATAGAAGAATGATACTGGAGAACTACGGAAAGATATTGGAGATAGAGGAGATATATAACTTCGCTCCGGGTGATCCTACCGCTAAGACGAGTCAATATAAGTTGAAGAGACAAACCGATAATCCTATACTTAATATGGCTACGGTCGTATATCTTCAAGGTAAGTATAAGTTTGAGAAAACCAATTATACGGTTACGTCAAGGATCGGGTCTTTAGATATAGAGGGTGATTTTGAGTTGAATGGTTTGATAAGAAAAGAGTCGCTGAGAGATTATATATATAGAGTGATGAGTGAGAGGAGAGGATGATGGAATTTAGGGAGTTAAATAAGAGCGTTCATCGGTATGAGCTGGATCATAGCAAGCCAAGAAGGAAGCTGACGTGCCCGCAATGCGGCAAGGATAAGTGTTTTACGCCGTACGTGGACGTAACCACCGGTCAGATCGTTGGAGAGCAGTTTGGGATGTGTGATCATAAAAATAAATGTGGTTACTTTAAATATCCAACAGGGAGCGAACTTGGGAACAATGATCTTTTTACCGATTCAAACAAAGTATTAAGGAGGTACAGACCTCCTATGGATCCGGATATAGCCAACTGCATTCCGGTAAGCAAGATGTTTGAGACGCTTAATCCTTTCGAGACATCCGATCTTCAGGATTATCTATCCAATATCTTCGGATCGTATCATACCAATAGGGCATTTAGCTTGTATAAGGTGGGGATGATGAGATTCGGGGACTGGGGTAAGTGCTGTGTGTTCTGGCAACTGGATAAGAATTGGGTAGTGCGGACCGGGAAGATAATGGACTACGGGCCTGACGGGAAGAGGGTAAAGGTTCCCATGGATCATGTATGTTGGGTGCATATACTGGACGGTCAGGATTACCTGCTTAGGCAATGCCTGTTCGGGGAGTTTCTTATCAACTTCTATCCCAATGACGCTCCGGTGTATATAGTAGAGTCAGAGAAGACGGCTGTTATCTGTAACATCGTGTACCCTAGTAGGTTGTTTATGGCCTGTGGCGGTATCCATATGCTGAAAAGGGAGATGATAGAGACATTGGGTAGGAGGCGGATAGTCCTGTACCCGGATAAGGGCGACGCTTTCAACGAATGGAGAAAGAAGGTAGACAAGGATATGAGGGGGATGAATATAGAGATAAGTAATTTTCTAGAATCAAAACCCAATATAAATGAGGGAATGGATATAGCGGATTATTTTATTATTAAACAAATTTACAATGGCAAAGGTAGTTGACAATTACAAGAAATTCAAGGTGCTTGAAATAACAAGACAGGAGATGATGGATAAGCTCACCAGATATGGGTGCTTAGGTATTTGCGATATGTGTAACAGACCTACATCCGTGGGCTATTATGTAGCAGTAATCAATCAATGGATGTGCGAGGACTGTTATAATGATTTCATCAAATCAGTTGACAGGTATGAGGAGGATATGATAATAGAGAACAGGAATTTTAATAGATTCTGTGATCTATTTAATGTCAAAATACAAGAAAAGGCATGAGAGAGCTATCTTTAGCCCAGAAAGCTATGTTAAACGGATCCGTATGCCCGTATTGCAAGGCCCCATCCACTATGATAAATACGGTGGAGGGAAAGCAAGTAGGGTGCGAGAAGTGTGGGGCTTGGATGAGGTCTGATTCGATGGGTAAACCAGTAGGGAGATTGGCGAAACCAGAGCTTCTTAGGGCCATGGATATAACAGCTATTGAGATCGATAGGTTCTTGAAAGAGTCGAGTTATGAAAGGAAAAACTTTTACAAAGAGTTATCCAGTGAGCTAGGAATACCAGAAGAGCATGTGTCTCCGTATAAGATGTCCTTATTATCATTGCTTAATGTTATGAGACATATCAAGGTATATGGGAAGAACCATATACAGATACATGAGGGTACCACGATAGGTAAGGCTTGCTCTAGGCACGGAGCGGTGGCGATCGGGAGTAACGCCTGCCACGGATGCCCGGAGTTTCTGTTTCATGTGGTAGACAATACAACCAATACGGTAGTCTGTGATACAGACATGAGTTATGGAGATTATGTAGGTGAAAACAAATAAATTTGGGCAATAATATCAATAGAATAAAAAATGAAAGTAATTTTTATTCATAAGCCAACAGAATTTTATGTTGGAGGATCGGTGTACAACAAATCTTATTGCAAGGATAAGATGATAGAAAAAGGCATCAGCGAGAACCGGGCAGAGATGCTTAGTGATATAATAGGTCCATACGTATGTGTGTGGGAGATAAAGGACGGAGATGATCCTTACGAGAGCATGAGAAGCAGACTCGGAGATAAAGCCTCATATTTAGATGGAGAGGATATTATCGTAGAGGATTATAATTATGACGAGGAGGACGAGGATGGGGAGATCGACTGAATACTATAGGACACATCCGGAGGCCAGAAGAAAGAAAGCCGAGACGGATAAGAAGATCAACGCCCGCCCTGAGCAGAAAGCCAAGAGACGGGAGTTGGGTCGCAAGAACTACAAGACCGATAAGTTGAAAGGTAAAGCCTATCGGAAGGGAAAGGATTTATGCCATACGGCTAAAGGACTTAGATATAAATCAAGATCAGCTAACAGAGGGTCTAAATCCGATACGGCTGGCGATAGAAACGCAAGAGGATGAGTGAGGATAGGATATGGAGGTCATCCAAGGAGATTATCATGGATGCCTATGAGAGGATAAGAAAGTATCAGTCGGGAGAGCTTCTCCCGGCTCGTACTGGATACGCTTATCTTGACAAGGCGTTGCTGGGCGGGTTCTACCCACAACATGCGGTGGCTATCGGCGCTAGGCCCGGAGTGGGCAAGTCTTATTTGGCTCAGAAGATTATGAGTAATGTAATGAATGTTAATATCAATCCCCAAGCTGATGATTATGTATGGCTCAGATGTGAATTTGAAATGAATCCAGAGGATTTGATGTTACGTTCACTATCAAAAAAAATGGGAAAGGATATACAAGATATTCTCCTTAACGAGATGTCTGATGAAGAGATAAAGGAAATGCAGAAATGTCTTAAGGAGGAAAACTCCAGCAGAATAACATACATTCCTAAACCATCGACAGTAGACGAGCTTCAGAACTTCTTATGGAATAGTTATATGCCAGCGAACAAGGATAAGAAAATGGTATTTGTATCCATAGATCATACAGCTCTTATACAAGGCACGGGTGACGCTAAGAGGAATATAGATAGTCTGATAACCATGTGTAATATAGCTAAAAGAACTTTTCCCAATATATTCTTTCTTATAATATCACAACTTAACCGTGATATTGAGGGAAGACGGGATCCTAAGGATCATATGCCAAAACAATCTGATTTCTATCAATCAGATACATTGGGGCAATTGTGTACGGCTATGGTAGCGTTGAATATCCCAAAAAGATACGGATATTCATCATACATGCAATTCCCGCAAGGCTGGTATCCTAATCTGGAACGTTTTAAGAGTGAATCAAGGCGCTCTTTCCGTGTAGATGGACTTATATTCCATCATATAGTAAAAGTCCGTCAAAGATCATTAGAGGAGATTGATGCGATACATGTAGATATTATGAAAGGATATGAGCGATATTATCCTGATGGAGGGGTGGTGCGCCAAGAAAGACCAGGAGGCTCGGATGCCCCTGTGGGTAGCGGCAAGCCGGACACGACAGTCGTTACGCTACCGCCCCCGCCTCCCAGTATTCCATTGGAGCAGCAATACATACCGCCTAGCGATGATTTTAATGTAGTACATGACGAAACACCATATTAATCATGAGACTTAGAAAGAATTATTTGCTTGTTATTATGAAAGGCATGGAGATGTTGTTAAAAGCCAACTTCTCCACCGAGAATAAGATGGGCATACGGGAAATTATATCCTATTTAAAGGAGATGTCTGAATACAGCATTAGGTATATCATCAATCGGGAACGGGAAAAGGAGATCATTAACATCTGCGAGGAGGTATCCAAAAAAGTTCAGGAGTATAAGAGGATGAACGACAACTCTATGGTATTGGAATTGGAGAATCTAAAGCGGGAGGTTGTAGCGGTAGAGGATCTTCTTAGCTCCTACAAAGGCGTTCTTGACGCTGAGCTGGTGATAGCCGAGGATGATATCAGGATCATACGGGATAAGATCGCTATAAGCCTGAGAGAAGACGGGACATGCAAGAGTATGACCGACGCCGATAAAAGAGCTAGGGTGGATGTAAGGTACGAGCGGGCTTTAGAGGATTATCGAATCCTTCTAAGATGCGCTAATACGGTTAGGGCTAAGATGTCTGTCATAGGGCATCTTAATCAATCAATAAATCAATCTATATCAGTTGGTAGGGTTAGTATGGCTAACGAGTCTTATACAGTTAAACAATATGAAAAAGGGAAAGAGATTATCGAAAGCAGACGCCCTTAGGGTGTTGACAAGGGCTTACAATCTAATAAAGAATGATAATTATACATTTATGTGCAGAGCAATAGAAAAGGCAGCGGTTGAATTATCACTTGCTGAAAGATCATGTGTGGCGTGTTATCTTATACCAGAACTGAAGATGTTCAAACCTGTAAACAGAAAAAATGGAGATTTTTGGTTTCATTCATCAAAGAAAAACATAAGGTTACATATAATAGATACGCTAATAGATATATATAACGGAAATGATCATCCCGATATAGTCGAGAGGGTAGCCAGAAAGATCAGGTCAATATTTTAACTCATTAGCTTATGTATATAAATTTTGAACAGATGATGACATCAGGATTAACGATGTCTGATGTCGGGTATCTTTTGATGATCCGGCAGAAAGAGGAGATGGCTAGCGTCATTCCAAAGGAGAAAATAGATAGTTATAAAGCATCTGGTTATATCGAGCTTCAGAAGAATGGGAAGTGGAAGATAACGCCAAGGGGAGGGTCGCTGCTGATGTTGATAGAGACACCCGGTCTGACACCGGAGGTCGAGGGGATCCGGGACCGTATCGTTGGGGTATATAACGATATGGGTAAGGATACAGGAGCTATCAAGGAGGTGGAGAAACGGCTCGTATGGTTCGTGGCTAATACCAACTTCAAGGAAGAGCCTATAGTAAGAGCCGTAATATCCCACATAGATCTTAAACGTGAGTATACGATGAGATTGGATAACTTGATATGGAAACCATCAAATGTATATAGTGTGCATATGAGTTTATCGGAATCAACGTTATTCGATACGATCATAAAAATGTATGGCATGACGTCTGACTTGTATCTTAGGGAGAACAAGAACAAGGAACTGGCATGGTTGTTCGCCATAAGCCGGCTCCCGGATCCTCCAAGGAAGATGGATAAGGAGTATACTATTACTGGAGATGTTAAGATGGACATCGAAAGAATATCAGATATAAAAAAAGAATTAGGTAGAAGATTAAAGATGTCAATTTAGCATGGAAAGAAAAGAAATTGAAAAAGTAGTCAAGGAAGCGATATTTAAATTTAATGGTCTTAATTATGCTGCCGAGATCAATAACGAGGATGGATTGGCAACTGACATGGATATAGATTCCTTGGATTATGCAGAGGCGGTGATAGAGATGGAGAAAAAGACAGGTGTATGCATACCTGATGAGGCGCTTAATATCAAGCCTTATTATAAACTAACAGTAGGGAAACTTGTAGATATGTTATATAATTACCTAAAGAATTATGGAAAGAAATAAAATATTAGAGATAGTAAGAGAAGAGATATTTGAAAAAATGCATGAGTTCAATAATGATATAGAGGTAATTGACGATGTAAGAGAAGACAGTAATTTGTCATCTGATCTAGCTATGGATCCATTTGATTTATTAGAGGTATTGATAGGGATTGAGGAGAAGATGGGTATAAGGATATCGGATGATGCCTTTGGCGATAAATCTGTTGATGAACTAACTGTAGGGATTTTTGCGGATATATTGTATGATTGGATTAAGAGTAGATAATGGATTTCGGATATGACGATTGGGAAGAGGGGTTAGAAACCCCTCTTGTCGATGATTGCGATGACGATCACAATGAGGAGGACGAGTATGATTTCGGCTAAAGAACTAAGGATAGGGGATCTTGTAAAAGACAAGGCTGGCAATATATGGAGAGTAGGGTGCGTTACTGGTATGCGTAATGAAAGTAAGTCATTGATCCTTGAACGTGAGGTTGATGATGGGATAATGAAATGGTATTCCGGGGAAGATGATGTCATGCCTATTGAGATAGATGATAATATACTTGATACTATCTATTTCAAGCGTGATAAGGGGCGGGATGTATATCGAGGCTACGGAATATCTATAGAGATTTTTGATGATGGGTATTATCTTAGCCTTAGGGATCTGGAAGACGATCTAAGCGATCCTATTCAGATTAAGGATCTTCACCGTCTACAAAATATATTAATAGACTTATACGGACTTGATATAAATATAGATAAACTTTATGGTAATACCGGAGAATAATTTGTTATGTAAGGTTATAAACGGAGAAAAGGTTCTCGCCGCCTCTTACTCGCAGATAGACACGTTCGTCCAGTGCCCATATAAATGGTATAAGACTTACGTGGAGGGTCATAGGTCCACGGAGAAGCATGAGGCTACGTCATATGGTACGGTTATCCACCAGACAATGGAGTACTTCTTCAAGAACGGATGCAGACCTTCTTATGAGGACATGAGTAAGGCATTTAACTATTACGCCGATATAGAGAAGATACCTTTTGATAGCGTAAAATCTCAGATCGAGTCCATGCAACATGCGGCTAGGTTAATAAGATGGATTGTGGGGTTGTTTGAGAAGGACGCCGCTGGCAATTATAAGAAGGCATGGTCCGATCTTACGCCAATGGAGAAGGTGATCCGGGGGTCGAGACCGGCCGGCGTGGAGGAGGGCTTCGTCCTGCCCTATAAGCTACCCAAGCCCCTTACTTTGGATGGTGTTACGTACGATAAGGTACATATCATAGGATCGGTGGACTGGCGTGGAGAGTATAAGACAAAAGACAGGATAGCTATGTATACGATAGACTGGAAGTCCGGGAGAAAGTTATTCGATGAGGATAAGCTGCTTCACAATCTCCAGCATCCGATATATGCCTTCTACATACTGAGAAAGTACAAGGTATTGCCGGATATGTGCAGCTATTTCTTTACCCGCATGCTGGACAATCAGAACGTGAAGGTAGATAAGGAGAAAGTAGAGAGATCGGTCAAGGAGCTTAACGATATTCTCCTTGACATGTATGATTTCGAGACAAATAAAATAGATAGCTATCAAGCTCACGTTTGGGACGACGCCAAACAAGGGTATAAGTACGAGAAGCGCTACCTCATGGGACGCCAGCCGGCCTGCCTTGAACCCCGCCCCAAGCCCTTGTGTTTTTGGTGCGATTTCTCGATCCACAAACAAAACACATGTAGGTATTCATCGGATTGGGATGAGTCAAAAAGAAAGAATAAAAAAAGATTAACTTTATTAAAAAGCCTAGGTAAATATCTAGGCTTTAATTATATTTGTGTCAATAAATAAATGATTATGGATAAAAACGAAAGAGAAAGACAGGTATTGGATCTTCTGATGTCTAGAAAGGATATCAGGAAATTGGTAGAGAAATCAAATGAATGTTATTCTAAGATGGATTTCGTTGGCGCCATGAAATACCGGCAAGAGATAAAGGATATCGTAGATCGAGAATCTAAAATCATGTTGACAAAAAGTGAGTCTTTGATAGGCTTGATGAATAATGCTGATAATGAATATAAATTCAATATGCTGGTATGGCTACATTCCATGATGTGTATGGCGGATGTATTTAACGGGATATTGGAGGATTTCAAGGATGGGGTAAGAAAAGCCAATGGCAACTCCAAGTTCGTTAAGTTCGATAATCTGGATCGGTTAATGGCAGAATGTAAGAAGGAGATTGATTACCTGATGAAAGGCACAAGTAAATCGTTCCAGATATCCTTCGCCGTAAGGAGCGATGAAATGAGAGAGATGATAGAGAATATGGTAGGGGATAATATCCGTGAGGGGTATGACGTGTTCAGTAAGGAGGCAGAGATGGTTAATGAGACGGATAGGGACAAGATCGAGGAGTTTAACAAAAGTCTGGCTCATGAATAAACACATATCAAGATGGTATATAAATTAAGATCATATCAAGAGGAATGCGTTAAAAGCATTTCAAGTTATATAAATTCCGATAGGAATGATCCGGTATTGGTTATAGGCCCAGTAGGTTGCGGGAAATCCTTGTTGATAGCGGAAGCGGCCAGATTGATGGGAGATAAGACACTGGTCTTACAACCATCAAAAGAATTGCTACAGCAGAATTATGATAAACTTACATCATATGGCATACCGGCTACCATCTACTCCGCCTCCTGTGGCAAGAAAGAACTATCTAACATGATATACGCCACGTTAGGATCTGTCAAGAAAGTTATTGGTCAGCTTAAGGAGATGGGGATCAGGAACGTATTGATAGATGAGGCTCATGCCGGATACAGCCCAGAGGAAGACAGTGAGTTCATGAAATTCATGAACGAATTAAAGCCTAGCAAGGTAATAGGGTTTACCGCCACGCCATGTAGACTTAAAACTATGTCGATAGGACAAGTATCATACTCTCAACTTAACTTCATAACCAGAATGAGACCGGTATATTTTAAGAACCTGATCCATGTCATACAGGTGGAGGAGATGATAAGGCAAGGATTTTGGACACCTCTTAAATATGAGACATGGGATTTCAATGGAGATGCCCTTAGACTCAATTCTAACGGCTCCGAATATACGGCTGGGTCTATTAGTGAAGCGGTGAGAAAAAATGGCTTAAACAATCTTATTTTACGTCGGTTGATGGTATTAAAAGACATATGTAGATCTATACTGGTATTTATGGATTCTGTTGAGAGCTGTAATACTGCCGCCGAATGGATGAACGCCAAGATATGCGCTGGCATGGCGGAGGTAGTTCACGGAGGCACGCCAAAGAAACAGCGGGAGGCTATAGTCGAGAGATTCAAGTCAGGTGGGACGAGGGTAGTGTTCAACTATTCCGCCCTCGGTACAGGATTCGATCATCCGGGTCTGGATTGCGTGATGTTTGGAAGACCCACGTTTTCTTTTTCCACATGGTATCAGGCGTGTCTTGATATGGAAACAGAGATATTAACAGAAAGAGGGTTTTTAAAATATCATGAAATATCAAAAGATGATATTGTGGCATCATATGATAATGGTGATATATATTGGGTAAACATTGAAGATATTGTATATAGGGATGTTTATGATGGTGAAAGGTTTGTAACATTTAATAGTCGTCATGCAAATTTAAGGGTAACAGAAGATCATGATCTTCTAGTGAAAAATAAATGGGATAAACAAAATGGGTATCCATACAAAAAAGAGGAAGCGATAAAGTCTTATCAAAGAGGAACATCTTTCTATATACCAGTAGCTGGAGTTGACAGAAAAAGAGATTATCCTTTTTTGAGAAATTGCGATATAAAATTTCTTGGTTATTTCTTAAGTGATGGTAATTTAAGTAAGTATAATAATTCTATCACAATAGCCCAGTCTCTTGTACACCCGGATATAATTGATGACATAGAAAATACAATCAAGGAATGCGGAATGAAATATAATAAGATAAGGCTTAAAAGGAAAGGGGAATTAGCTAATTATGAAGATATGATTCATTTTAAAATATCAAAAGGAATGCCTATAAAAGATCAAAAAGATAAACATGGATGGGAATATCTTGGAGATTTTATAGATAAAAATTGCGGTAGTATATACGATCATTTAAGCGAAAGACAGTTTGATATATTGTTAGATGCTATAGATAAAGGAGATGGTCTAAAGAAGAAAGACATGGGTAGTTATAAAAGAAGAGGGTATACAATATGTCTTAAAAACAATAAAATATATGCAGACAGAATACAACAACTAGCTGTTACAAGAGGATATAGATGTTGTGTTCATAAGGAGATAACAAAGACAGGATTTGTTTATAGAGGATATTTCAAAAAACAAAATTACATATGTATAGATGGTCAAAATGCTAAAGATCAAGAAAAAGTAGGTAAATATATATATAGTAGAGCCAAGATGAAAATAGATATTCCCAATGAGAATGAGAAAGTATGGTGCGTCAGGAATAGAATAGGTACAATAATTATTCGAAGAAGAGGGGACGTAGCTATAGTTGGTAATTGTGGCAGGGCGGTTAGGATAAAGGACGGTAAGGATAGCGCATTGGTCGTTGATTGTTGTAACAACTCGTCAAGGTTCGGAGATATAAGGGAGCTTAGTATAGAGAACTACAAGGGATATGGATGGGGAATGTTTGTCAATGACAACCTAATCACCAATATCCCGATGGGGGATAAGGTAACGAAAACGGATCTGGATATCAAAGCCGCCAAAAAAGACCGAAGGAGAGGGCTGGCGCAGGGCGTAACCGCAGCTCCTATCCCGGGTAGACCGCCCCATCCTCTTGGTTCTACGGTAATGGCATTTGGAAAGTATAGTGGGTGGATGTTACATTCGATCCCAGTATCGTACTTCAAATTCATAAACGAGACATTTGACTGGGATAATGATAGGAATAAGGAGATAAAAGAATACATAGATTTTTTAATTAAAAACAATAGATTATGACAGGATGTATATATCATGAGGCTGATCTTGACGGAGTAATGTCAGCGGCTATAGTAAAAAAGTATTTCAAAGGGGACATTGATCTTCTTCCTTACAATTACGGCAAGGAAATACCTGGCGTGAATAAATATGATAAGGTGTTTGTAGTTGACGTGTCATTTGGAAACAGAACAAGATTCCTTTTCGATGAGTGGAAAGAGAAAGGTATAGATGTCGTATGGATAGACCATCATAAGACAGCCATAGACGATATGAGGGATTACGAGGTAAAGGGCAAGAGGCGTATAGGGGCGGCGGCCTGTGAGCTTACGTGGGAATATCTTTTCGATGACATCAAAACTCCTAATGTGGTAGAATTATTGAGTGCTTATGATGTATGGGATCACGACCGGTTCGAGTGGAGTGATGTCATGGCGTTCCAGTACGGGATGAGGGGATATTGCGGTCTTGATGTAAACATTGTTAAGGATGTACTAGATAAAGCCGATAGCAACTTAGTGAATGATATGATAAATAACGGGGAGGCTATAATAGAGTATATAGTAGAGAAAAACAGAGGGGAGATGAATATGTTCTCATTCGAGGCTGATGTATTTGGGTACAAGGCTATATGTATGAATACCACGGAGTTTAACTCTACTACATTTGAATCTATGTATAACCCTAAGAGACATGATCTGATGATGCCATTTTGCTGGAACGGAAGATTCTTTAGATGTTCATTCTATACCACCAAAGAGGAGGTGGATGTCTCGGCGCTGGCACGCAAGGCCAACCCCGGTGGCGGCGGTCATAAGGCGGCGGCAGGCTTCCAGCTTAGCGTGGAGGATATGATGGAGTTCTTAAAAAGTAAGGAGATGTGATATGATATGGATATTGTTTATTGTGGCGATAATCATATTATCCATAATTGTAATGATGAAGGGTTGGAATAAACTACATTGCAGCATGTTCTACGAGGGACTAATTATGGCAGTTGTAGGGGTAATGTCAATGGGGGCATCGATGTTTTATATGGATAAAGAAAATATGGAGGATATGAAAAACGTATATAAGTTCAAAAAACTTAGCAAAATGAAGCTAGACGATTACGGCTTCGGTTTATTCGAGTACAATGGCGTTCTTTATTTCAAGGAGGCAGATGAAGGGAGATGCTTTGATATAAGGAGCGGGAATGAGGCTATTATCGGGAAAGATAAGATTATAATGACTTTGGAGGATTAATATGAGGAAACTTGACAACACCAACAGGACGAGAAAGAAAAACGTACGACACTCGTGGGTAAGGGCGGGTCCGGGGATCCAACGCTGCGCTATTTGCGGGATTACGAAGCAAAGCGAGTGGAGGGACGGGAAGACCTCGCATTGCGTATATCTATCATCTGGTGAGCTTTATTCCATAACAGGTGAGACACCAGAATGCAGGGATCTTAGCGAATTTTATTAATCTAAAACATGAAAATATGACATGGTATGATACTTACGAGGAAATAAAGACCAAATATCCGGATACTGTTTTTGAGGAATATTGGTTAACGAAAGATGATGCTGGTAAACTAAAGAGATATGAACCGATTAAAAAGGGATGGGTTACAATTGAAAATAATCCTGATACAAGCGGTTTTATTATATCTAGTGACAAATGTGTTATCAATGGCTTTAAAGCAGAAAAGAATGATGGGGATGAGCGAAGCATATTGCTGCATATTGGAATACTGTCTCCTTTTAATGATGATCCAGTAATAATAATAAAGCAAAAAGGAATTTAAGATGAAAGAAGAATTTAGCAAATACGACAAGGTTGTTTATGACGGTGAGGTATTTGAGGTACTTGAAACCGCCGATCGTACAGGAATGATGAAATTATGCCCATTATTTAAAGCATCATATGAATATGCTTGGGCTGACGAGGAAATGGTTGTATCATTAAACAGGGCTATTAAATTAAGGATTATTGATGAGGAAACGGTCGATAATCTTACGGATTATAGCCCTATCGGCGAGGGTCTATGTAATACCAATGAGTGGGAAACGACAGACGCACCGTTCGTCGGGAAGGACGGCAGCGGGAAGAACGACCGGGTCGACGGCAAACTCCGGTGGGACCTCCTTCCTTTGGCTGAGATAGAAGACATCGTGAGGGTATATACAGAAGGTGCCAAGAAGTATGCTGATAACTCATGGCAAGATATACCTGATGGATTCAATAGGTATTTTGCTGCGAGTCAACGTCATATAATGGAATATATGAAAGGAGAGAAATTTGACAAAGAAACTGGCTGTTATCATCTTGCATGTGCGGCATGGAATATAATAGCTATGTTATATTATGACAAACATGGGAAAGGTAAGGATATGTCTAAAAATAAGACATTTAAATTCATAGAGGAAGCATCCATAGTACATGGGAACAGATACGATTATAGCAAATCAATATATAATGGGCATGACAGAAAGTTAATTATAACATGTAAGATACATGGAGATTTTACGCAAACACCTCATAATCATCTAAACGGGCATGGGTGTCCTAAATGTAGATATGACATGAATAGAAGATTAATATGCGGAGTTGGTGTAAATGACATATATGGGAGTAAGAACGATAGAAGTTATAACACATGGTGTCATATGATAAAGAGATGCTACATGAAATCTAAAAAATTCAATGCATATAAAGATTGCTATGTATGTGATGAATGGAAAATATTCAGTAATTTTAAAAAATTTTATGATGAGAATTGTCATGATAGTACATTTCATCTTGATAAAGATATAATATTCCAAGGAAACAAAGAATACTCACCTCAAACATGCGTGTTTGTTCCCATGGAAATAAATGAATGTATAAAATCTGAATGGTCAAACAATAAGACTCTTCCACTGGGTGTTACTAAAACAAAATATGGTAAATACAGGTCAAGATGTAGAATAGAAAAAGGGGAAGGAGAGACACATATAGGTGTGTATGAAAACGAAAAAGAAGCATTTTATGCCTATAGGGAATTTAAGAAAAAAAGGCTTAAGGAAATGGCCGAAGAATATTTTAATAATGGATTAATAGACAAAAGGGTGTATGATGCCATATTGTCGTATGAGATATATCCATTTAAATATGGGGACAAGAGAAATGATGAATATGATTACACAAGTAACAAAAACAGCAAAGGGTTAATAGAATGAAAGAGTCAGGAGAAAGAGTAGTAGATGAGAGATTAAGAGCTATCAATAAAAAAACCGGTAAATACGTTGATTTAATCAAGCGCACTATTTATGATGATACTCCATTTCCGATAGTTAAGTATCTCAATTATAGTTATGATGAATTGAATTATGATTATGTAAGGTATCTGAATTTTGATATAGACATAAATTGGGAGCAGCGCAGATATCAAATCGTGAAAGATTTATTATCTAACGATTTTGATGGAAGGAAAATAGGTATGGATGAGATAGATAACGCTATATTTACAGCGGATTTAATTATTAATAGATTAAAAACTGTTTAAAATGGTAAGAATCGATTTTTTCACGAAGAAAGACGCTGAGTACAGCGATTACATGCGATATATTATCGCCAACACGTTACAGGAGTATGAGGGTGAGGTTACGTTGAACCAGATCCCGGAGAACAAGGCTACGGAGGAGGAGATATCCAAATACGGTATTGAGGTATACCCTACTATCATCATCAGTGGAGATAATATGGATGGCTTTAACAAACTTGAGGGGATGGTTAGAAAGGCTGATCTTATTAACGTCATGTCGTTATACGACAAGAAATAGGCTTATGACGATAATGGACAAATATTTTGGCTGGAAAGATATATTCTTTGACAGGTTCGTGCATTGCTGTAATGAAAAAAGCGACCAACCACAAGGGAGTAATATACCTCTAGCCAAAATAAATTTCGATAACAAGACAGGATATGTGGAGGACGGGACTATTAACATAGCCGAGCTTCTTCAATATCTTTGGATAAATAATAAGGTCTATAGGTGTGAATATGCACCCATAGATATATCCTCTGTCTTGCAAACATTGATCAGATTGACCGAGAACGCTAAGCATATGTTTGAGGATCAACCAGGTGTATATGACATGATCCCATATAGAGGTTTTTTTCTTAGAGATGATTTTTCATCCGGGAAAGATTATTCACTTGATTTGGATAAAATAGTGAGCGGTATGGGAGGATGGTATGGGGAGGATGAGGATCCATGCTACTCGATGTTCGTCAGTCAAGACCAGATATGGAACTTGAACCCGATATTGAAGGTATTAGCTGATGAGGGATCTATTCTAGCCAAGGAACTTGGGTATGATATGAACTCATATGTCAGCGATAATGGATACACGATATACAACCCCTACCTCTCGTGGATTAATCATTACTATCATTATTGCCCGACATTTAATGAGGATAAGCTGAAACCTTGGGATAGGGTGGAAGATAGAAAGAATAAATTCAAGATGACGGATAAGGTCAAGAGAGGCGCCAATAATTGGTATTATTCAGGCGGGACTATATCTTGTGTGGATAATTTCTTGGGGAAAGAATACAGGAAAAATCTCCGAACCTTCATATATCGTGGAATAGTATTCTTTTTAGATCGGATATGGCATACACCATTGTTTGAGAAGATGGGCGTGAAAATGAAGTACAACGCTTATTATTGTTATGCCGCGACCTCCGGTATTTGGTACAATAAAGGGTTCAAGAAAAGGCTAGCCAAGAAATTTAACGAGTCTTTACGTGGCGGAGGGGATCTGTTCGGGGCTAACCTAGCCTGCATGGTCTGTGACCGGCGGGATATCGATTGGGAAGCGCTTCGTCTTTGGCTTGACAAGTATGACGAGCCTACTGATAAGGGTATGGTGAATAGCCCTATCCAATTTATGTATTTATATTTATATTACGCTTTTAACAAATAACTTGAAATGAAGAAGATAAATGACTGGGTTATAAGGACATTTGGGTTGAGAGGTTCATGGAGCTGGGCTAAGAAGCAGATGTTAAATGGAGCGATCATTAAACGTAAGGCTACTATAGGGACATATAAAATAGCTATTGATAATGACAAGAATAGGTTACTTGTAGCTACATGGGATCATCTAGATCAAAGTCCTGTATGGGAAAGGTGTCCGCATAGTTTATTAGATGAAGATGCGGTTGATTATTTTGTCACAGCTCATAAGGAATTATCATATGGAGGCATAAAGATCAGGATGAAAGATGAATTTAATTGTAACGATAAAATATCGAAAGCATGAAAAAGATTACCGATATAGAATTACTAACATCTAATATCCGTCATAGTTATGGAGAAATTAATTTTGAACGATATCCAAGACCTGTGGAGGTGGAGGGAGAAGATAAACATTGATGACTTCAAAGAGGAGCCTATGGGCGAGGATATGCCACTTTATTTCCCATGCGCCGTTGTATGGCATGTGGATTATGGTGAGCATGACGATAATAATTATATATGTTATGGATTTGTCTATGTAGCAGAAATATTAGGGATATGAGTGTTAAGAGACAGATATTTATTAATAACAAAGACATCGATGGGAAGATAGCTAATAATGCGACATTTGATTTCGATTTCAATGTTGACAAGAATATTCTTGAAAAAATAAAAGCAAAGAAGGAGAGCAATAAACTAAATACAAAAGATTGGGCGCTGTTCTCGCTTATGGTTTTGTTTATTTTTGCGATGGGAGTTGTAAGTGGATGGTTGGCGTTTAATTGTTTAGGCATTGGAGAAGATTAAGGAACATTTTAAAAATCAATAGATATGAAATTACTATTTTTCGATTTAGAGACAACCGGGGTTAAGTTTTGGAGAAACGGGATACACCAAATAGGAGGGATCGTGGATATCGACGGGCAGGAGGCTGAGAGGTTCGACATCCGCCTAGCCCCGAATCCTGCCGCCACGATAGAGCAAGAGGCGCTGGACGTGGCCGGCGTTACCTTGGAGCAAGTGCAGTCGTATCAGCCCATGGAAGAAGGGTACAGACAGTTAGTTGGTATATTATCCAAGTACGTGAATAAGTTCGACAAGAGGGATAAAATGTATTTGGTGGGGTATAACAACGCAGGATTCGATAACAGCTTCCTACGGGCTTTATTCCAGCGATGTGGGGATAAGTATTTTGGATCATGGTTCTATCCTAATTGCATGGATGTGTATGTTATGGTAACACCATTCCTGATGGGCGTAAGGAACGATATGGAGAACTTTAAGTTGATGACCGTGGCCAGAACTATGGGTATTGAGATTAATGAGGATAAACTCCATGACGCTACTTATGATATTGAGCTGACTAGGGATATATTTTATAAGATAATCAACAAAATGGATGTTAAGTTATGAGGGAAATTTTAGAAGCTATACATGATTACCCGGATGAGGCGCTTGGGCTATTTTTCTTTCTGATAGTGATTGTCTGGTTATTGTCAGGTGTATTTGAGAAAAATGGATGATAAGATTGATGAGATACTGGATCTCCTGAAATCTCAAAATGAGATGATCAAGGATATCCATGACTATGTAAAGGAAGTTACCAGCGAGAAGTATATAGGGGAATCTAGAATGACAAACTTCTCTATCAACTTAGCCGCTGATATACTTACCGAGGCTATCAGTCCTAAGATAAAGGGGATGATGGTGGATCTATTGAAGAAACAAGGATGGAAAACTGAATGAAATATGGGGACTTACGAGAGAAAAGTAAATCAATTAAAGGATTTGATGATAAGGAAATACAAATCGGCTTACGATAAGTCTAAGGAAATGGACATAGATATAAGCTCGATGACATATCTTCCAATACCAGATGCATTTAACGTCATAAATATTGAAAAAATGCATGTTATTCTTGATCGGGTCAATAAGATCATAGATGATAACAAGGATAAGCTTAAGAATCCGACTTGCGCCACTTGTATACATCTACATGATCAGGAGTGGGCGAAAAGATACGGGAAAGTATGTTGCTCTATTTGGCAAGTGTGTGACCATTATATAAATCCTAACAGTAAATATAACAGGAAGCAAAAGACTTATGTTAGACGACCAAGCAACAAAGCTTGTCCTAATTATGAGTATGGTGATGATAATTTTGAAAATAGAAAAAGAAAATTAAAATCAGGTGAATGGTTAAAAGAAAATATTCGATAGATGATTACGCAGAGTTCAGGACCATCAAAGATTGGGAATGCAAATGCTGCGGGAAAAAGATGCCGGCAGGAAGTAAACGGATGTTGCCTAGAATAAGAAAATGGGCGGATTACGGTATATGTTTGTCATGTTTCGATAAATGGAAGTTAAATGGAGGGGATATTGTTTATATAAATAACACAAGTCCTAGGAAGCAAGCTCCCCGTATCAAGAAAGAGCATGTTATACATATGTCCAATATCCTAAAAGGGAATTGTGATATAATAAAAGGCCGAAAACTTTACGTGGCTTTAAAAAAGGTGATAAACAGCGGAAAAACGATTGTCCTCAAATTCGATACCGATCAACCGATATGCATGTCAACAAGAGTCATGAATCCTTCGTTCGGGGAGATCATGGACGAGTACGGCAAGGATATATTCCAAGGAAAACTTAAACTAACAGATGTTCCAAAAGGAGTTAAAGACTTGATAGTTAACTATATAGAAAAATATCGTAAATTATGAATATAAAAACATTTATATACATGATCCTGACATTCAGGAGAGTAGATCCTATACCTAAGAATATAGGTCTTATGTTAAGTACAACGTTCTGGATATCTATAGTATGGATAATATCCAACTTTACTATATTGATAATGAGATTAATAAAATAGACAAGATGAAACAAGGAGACGTGATATACAAGAATGGTGTGGAGCTGCTTGTAGTATTAAGCTACGACCATAATGAGCCATGTAAGGGTTGCTTCTTCTACGAGGATAAGGCGTGCGGATCAGAAAGACTGATAAAATGCTGGGATTGTAAAAAGGAATATATATTCACGGCTATACGTAAATATAATACGACTGAACTGTGCGGAATAGTAAAAAGATATGAGGAGACAATACTTAAAACAATCAAGAAGATTGAGAAAGAATGTCAAAAATATGTTATCTGGGATACTGTGCATGTGATGTTGAAAGATGATGGAGAGCTTATTATAAAAGCCTTATCCAAGGATAAGTCCGTGCTTTTAAATGATTTCATTATATACATCAACAATAATGGGAGTATAGACGAAGAGGACTATGATTTACTATTAACTAAATAATTGATAGCACAAATGGACAAATCAAACAAAATAGAGAATCTAGCAAACAAGTATGTTGAAAGGCATACAAGAGATAGACATCTAAGCGATGATACGATAAAAGAAATAAAAATAGCTTATGTTATGGTTATAAAAGATTTTATAGCTATTGTCGATAAATCTACATCAATGAATGAAGATGATATAATATACGTCGTTAACACCATATCATCAATATTATATGAACCTGTAGAAATCTCTAATACCGATAAAAAAATATTGGAGATAGGGATAGCGCTAGGCCTAAAGAGCGCCATATCATGTATATTTGGTTCATTATTAAAAGATGACTGCAATATAAAAGATGAGATAATTGATATATCTAAACATATAAAAGAAAAATTAATATCAGATAATCATGGATAATAAACAACTTTACAAAATAACCTTAACAAGAGAGCAACTGATGTTGATCTCACAATGCGTGGAAGACATCAGTAGATTTGCGGCGGGTGACATGGATCTACAGCATACAACAGATACGTTGATAGATGATATGGATAGGACGGAATCGCTGGGGATAAGAAGCTTTATAGTCAATAACTCACGAGCGATAAGAAGAAGGTTGTTCCCAGATCTTGAGGATTTTGAGCATATAGGGTACGATGGAGGCAGTAAGGATAAGATAAATAGGAAGAGACTTATCGGCAACACCTACCAGATATATAGGTCGATATTACATCAATTGGCCATTGACGAGGACTGGAATAACGTGTATAGTGATATCACGTTACCTTCAGGCGATATGGGAACAATTAAAGTGGAGAGGATTGACGATGATAAGGATAACGACATTTAACGATACTAAAATATGAGCTTATTTGTATGCGCTAAATGCGGTTGTGTTGATAATACCGCCACGTCTAGCTACTGGATGTTGACAAACGAGAATATGGTGGATAAATTCGACTATGCCAAGGAACTACAGCCGTACAAGGGCATGGGGTTGTGCAGCGAATGCGGGAGGCTGGCTACCAGCCCAGACGGGCGTGATGTCGTGGTACCCGGTAAATGGCATGGGAAGTTCCCGAAGGAGAAAGCTACCGAAGAGCAGTTAAAGAAAATAGGATATAAAAATTTGATAAGATGAATAAGACGAATAAGGTAAGAAAGGGAGAAGTTAGAATATACGAAGGAAAGACATACGTGGCTATTCCGGAGATAAAAGAAGATCATTGTACAGGATGTTGTTTTTATAACGAGGGATGTTGTTCAATACGTGACTTTGATCATATCGATTTCCCTGATTGCCATAATAGCGGTATGATCTGGATGCAAAAAGAAATTAATATAAGAGATATCAAAGAAAAGGCTATCAAATTAGCCATAGAGGTCATGAAGCCCATACCGATATGCTCATCATCATGCTATAGTATAAGTGATAACAGATCGCCGGAGGAAAAGCATAAGGAGGAGATGAGGTTTTGTAAGGATCTTAACGACCTTAGATGTGAGATGCTTATTGATATGGCTAAAAAAATAGAAGTATATTTATCACATAATTAGTTATCAGAGTTTAACAACTAAATAAACCAAATATGGGAAAGATATATTTTACTGATGCGGGAACCGAATGCACCCCGGAAGAATGTAAGCTGATTGAATCATTAAATAGATTAGCGAAGAAATGGGAGAAGGATGGCAAACGTCTTTGGTTGTATTCCGCTAGTGGAGTTCTTACCGTTATGATGCATGGTGATAGGGAAGATAACCCTATACCTGAGATGCTTCCTAACGCAGGGACAAATCCAGATAATATTATAACTACAATATTAGGAATAGGTAATGATGGAGGAGATTGGTAAGCAAATTATAATTCATGAAAATAGGAGAACAGACAATAGTATTTTTAGCCGTGAACAAAAACGGTGACGAGGTTATTCTTGACAACGCCCCCGCTCGGCAAGGAGAGATATGGACGGACGAGAGGTCAGCGCACGACGAGGAATATTTCTCTGTCGAGGATCACAATTCAGCGATCGTACTTCCAAGAGGTACAATCTATAAGTTAGCAGGTAGGCACCTGACGTGGGAGGATGACCCTATATCTCTTAAATCCGTCATTGAGGGACTTCCTCATGAACTTCGCAAAATGAATATGATTAAACATAAGGTCTGATAACAGTAGAAGGATAGGGTGACAATCTCCTATCCTTCTATTATTATATAAATCCATTTTTGGATTACATTAAGCATCAATAGTATAACTATTTATTTATACTCATCTTTCTTTCCTTGTTATCAAACATTCCATGCAAAACTAAGTTATCATACATACAATTGTTGATCTTCCCTCAGTAAGGTTTTTACCATTTTGGGTAAAAACTTTATAATAAATATCTTTAGTGAACCTATTATCACCAGTAAGCGCTCTAATAGCCTTGCCTTTATCAGAATGATTGCAGTGAGGGGCATCATATCGTGAACCTACCATATTTCTCAAAAACGCTCCTTTTCTTTCTTGACAATTCTTCCAGTTTAACAAATCCCTTTAATGTTATCATGACAGTCACGGCCTTAGCCTCCCAATATTCATCACCGGGATCAGATCCATATGTGACTAATCCAGAATTACGAGCGGACTGATACGCTTCTATCCTACCTCTCTCGTTCCTAAAAACGTATTTCAATTCCTGTAATAACGGATACATGTTCTTAATTCCGATATAATAGCCAAATTGCTCAAAATACTTTGATGATTCACGGATAAGGACACCTTCTCTTGGAATAGACCTTTTAAACATATCAATTACCGGTTCATTCTCCTTTATCGTATCTATAGCCGTATTTAATTCGGCTTGGACAATCTTCTTTTCCTCCTCGACCTTGTTCTTGGCTTCTAGTGCCAACATAGCTTCCTTCTCGGCCTTCACCTTGGCCTCATACTCATCAGCCCATGCTCTTGCGGCTTTAGCCGGATCAGAAAAGTCGGGGATGCACAAACAATGCTTTCGATTATCCTCTAACTCTTTTAAGGCTCTCAGTTCTTTTTCTTTCTCTATAAAATACCTTCTGGCTATCTTTCCTTTATCATTGTTTTCTACCATGCATAGCTCTTTAGCCATATCTATTAATAGCAGATAATCCGTTTTAGCAACTATCTGTGTATCAGACTCCCCCGTTTCGGGGAGTCTGTCATTCAGTAAGTTACCTAAATAATCATATTTTATCAACACAAAGTCTTGATTTTCAATAAAATCATATTTAGATATACGATCTTTTATCCATGACGTAAAATCCCTCCTTACTTGAAGAAACGCATGAAGGAATCTTGCGTCTACAACCTTGTGGTTGTTATTGTCTACTACCGGTATTAATATGTTTAAATCCATTTCGTTGGATTCGGACGTCAAAATTCCACTACTATTCTTCGTGGAATCATGAAAAAGATCTACATTTGCATTCATGAATAGAATGTTTATTCCCATCCGTCCGGGATGGATAGATGGGAATGCAAAAATAGCCAATCAAATTGTCTTAAACAATTGACTGGCTATTTTTTTTATTGTCATACTATATCGGCTATCTTCCTCTATCAAAGTACCAATTAGCGTCCTCCCCGGACTCGTCCTTATCCCTGCCTCCTAAGAAGAATCCCATCGTCATGCCGTTGGTCATCAACCAGTAGTCGGATGTCTGTTTAATATCCCTAGCCGTCTTGATATTATACCATTGCTTACCGAACGAGAATTTCATGAGCTGTCTCCACAACTTACTCTCGCCCTTGTACACGCCGGTCTGGACAGTAGCGAACGGGTCCCAGTTCCGGGGATCGGTGAGATCGCCTAACTTCCGGGCCGTAACCAACGGATCTTGCAGCATATCTATAGCGTTAAGCTCCATGAACGGGGATGTCTGGGAAGCGATCTCATTGATCGTCCTGAATCCTATATAGGTAATGAACTGCCCGAACCAACTATCCTCATTATCCTCCCTGTATCCCATCAACGCCCGTCCTATGGCTATCATGGTAGCGAATACCGCCATATTAATAATAGATCTCTTAATATTAGTCTGTTCATAAGGATTAAGCTTATTATACTCCTCCTTCATCACATCATATATCTCTCCCATCCTTCCTTCGGACATAGTATTGTAAACATCCCCAGCCAGTCTCCATAATGTCCTCATATATCCTTCCTCGAACTGGTTGGTCTGGAAATTGAAACCGGCTTTCTTATACGCCCGCTGCACGGCCAATATAAACCATCCACGATGAGGCAGCACCATATTAAGGATAGCGTTCCGGCTAGCCCCCACCCGGTTCTGCTCGTTCAAGGCGCCGTCGCAGATCTGCACCATACTTCTGACCCTACTAGATAATGTAGGTATGTATCGGTCTATAATATCCTTGTTAGCCTTGTTCTTAGCCACGATCTTTCCATCCTTGACGTCTACCATGTTCCACATAGAATAATCCCTTAAACGCTCCCAATCTCGTTTAGCCTCGTTAGCGGACATATTCCTGTCCTTCATCATCATCTCCTTGAAATTGGAGTATGACCAGAACTGACCCTCGTATAGGCGGGTATCATCCATGACCGAGATAATAACCTGCGGATCCAACGGGGAGTTAAGAACCTCCATCATCTTAAACGGCAGATCCCGGAAGAAGGTTCTCCAGATCTTGTTATACGCCGCCGATCGTACACGGTTGCGGACATTGAATACGCCTAGAGCCTCTCCGACGACATATAGCTTGTTGGTACGGTTTATATCCCCGATCTCCGACACGTACGTACTTAACTGCTTCTGGGCTTCCCCATAGGCGTATTTCATGGAGTCCTTGCTTATATACTGCCCTACCATACCTTCCAAAAGGAAGTTGGCCTGCCCGGTAAGGGCGCCGGTAGCCGCGACGAATGGGGAGAAGCCTAAGTTGGATTTGGATACGAATTTGGTAAACATAAGAGCCAGCTTATTAAGATCGACCTTATAATTACCTATATTCCATTCCGCCCGCTTATTATTTATCCTGACATCGTAGATGCTGGCGTTAACCCAGTCCTGAAACATCCTATAGGCGTGAGTGGCCTCCGGGTTCTTACCGCCGTCGTATTGCGTCTCCAGCATCATGTTCCTGTATCCCATGACATCATCCAAGGCCGCCCTCTTATACTTGTAAGAGGTCGCTTGTAAGGATAACATGGAATAGGAGTAGGCGAAGTCATGGGACACGTCATCGGCGTTCTCCAACTTATTAAGATAGTATTTGGGGATCATACGATATTTGTTATCGTTCTCATCAATCCCTCCTAGGTCTTGTCCTTGACCGTGTATAGGATCATCCACCCTCTCGCCAACAATATCACGTACGGCATTGCCGATAGCCGCCTTCGGGTCAACCCCGGCCTGCACCATCCTCTCCACGCCGCCCTTGGATATTTGTGGTATCTGGTAGATATTCCT